ATGGCGTCTAAAACCCTTTATATATGGCAGCAAGATAATTGGAAAACATGGCAATATCAGCGCCATGAATTAATCGACTTGCTCAATCAGGTTTATCACCAGCAAGGTTTGTTGTTAGGGCGAATGCAAGAATTAGGCTGGGATTTACGCCAGCAAGCCAGTTTAACGATACTCACACAAGATGTAGTTAAAAGTAGCGAAATTGAAGGTGAAAAATTGAGCGTTCAATCAGTGCGTTCCTCTATTGCTAGAAAACTTGGTATGGATATTGGTGCATTAAGCCCTGTAGAACGATACGTTGAAGGCGTCGTTGAAATGATGCTAGACGCTACTATACATTTTAGACAATCCGTCACGGATGAACGCCTATTCTCATGGCATGCGGCATTATTTCCGACAGGATATAGCGGTTTGAGTAAGATAGCCGTCGCCCAGTATCGTGATGATTCACATGGTGCTATGCAAGTGATTTCAGGTGCGTATGGTAAAGAAAAAATCCATTATCAGGCACCACCAGCTGAAAATTTATCGTCTGAAATGGTTGAATTTCTAGATTGGATTAATCACAATACGCAACATGATAAATTTATTAAAGCAGCGATTGCTCACCTATGGTTTTTGACCTTACACCCCTTTGAAGATGGCAATGGCAGAATTGCCCGAGCATTAGGCGATTTATTGCTCACGCGAGCAGATGGTACAGCACAACGTTTTTACAGCTTGTCTGCTCAAATTCAAAAAACACGAAATGAATATTACTTTATATTAGAACAAACACAAAAAGGCAATAATGATATTACTGAGTGGCTAATATGGTTCTTACAAAGCCTAATCTCAGCCATGCAGGCAGCACAACTACAGTTGAATGACGTATTATTCAAAGCCAAATCTTGGCAACAATGGCGTGCTGTTTCTCTAAATGAGCGTCAAATAAAAGTATTAAATCGTTTGCTTGATGGTTTTGACGGGCAACTGAATAACCGTAAATGGGTAGCAATGACAGGCTGTTCTCGTGATACGGCATTGCGTGATATCACAGATTTGCTAGATAAAGGGATTTTGAAGAAGTCAGAGAGTGGGGGAAGAAGTGTTTTTTATACACTAAATATCAATATTTAAATCAGTACGCTGAACATAAGTCCTTGAATTTGTTGGTCGGAGCGGCGGGATTCGAACCAACAAACAATGATTAAAATTCAATGGCTTAATGCACTGCTGTGCCTAATTTGTGCCATTGAATAACGCCACCGCTTTATCTCCTGCGGATAAATTAGTGTCAGGAATCCATTTGCCATAGACTCTAGCGACCATGGTCCAGTCTGCATGCCCCATTTGCTGTGCGACCCACATAACAGGCTCACCAGCCGATAACATCATGCTAGCATAGGTGTGTCTTGTTTGGTAAGGATTTCTATATCTCACCTTGGCTCTTTTTAATAAACGAACCCAACGTTTGCGGATAGGACTATCCCCATTCCATGATTCGTTTGTATGGGGATTAATAAACACGGTCTGTCTATGTTGAGTCAAGATGTACTGACTCTTGAGAGCGTCAAGAGTAGGCTTTAGTATCTTAATAAAACGTTTACCTGATTTTGTTTTTGGAAGTTCTGCTTTACCCTTACTTGCCTTTGTAATGGCTTTATTGACTCGGATGTAACCTTTATGAAAATCAATATCTTTCCAAGTTAAAGCAATCAGCTCACTTGTTCTCAACCCAGTCCATAAGAATGTGATGAGTTGATTACGTTCCATCTCATTATTGCAAGCATCAATGAGCTTTTTTTGCTCATCAACAGTAAAAGGTTCGATGTGATCATCATCAAGAGGGCTTTCTGTACGCTTATATTCGAAATCTAAAAATGGATTGATAGGGATGATTTTCTTGCGGACTGCATCATTTAGAGCTGTGCGAATTAGACTGATGTAACTTTTAAAAGTTTTGTTTTTTACATCTAGCGTATCAAACCATTCTTCAAGTTGTTCAGGCACAAAATCAATTAGCAAAATGTCACCGAAGTTATCAGTAATTTTATTAATGAGTTTCTGGTAACTGGCCGCCGTAGAGGCTTTGATTTTTAGTTTTTTACCTGTAATCCATTCGTGGAAGTAATACTTGACGTTTTGTACCTGACCCTTAAAAATAGCATAAGTGGGTGCATTTTTAGAGTTAGGGAATGATACAGCATAGTCAAATGTGCCACGCATGATAGCTTCAAGAATGGCTGCACGAAATTGTTCTGCCTTTCTTAAGTTGCTAGGCGTGGGCTCAAGTGGGAGCGTCTCACGGCAACGCTTGCCCTGATATTGGAATGTGATTTGGATGGTGCTTTTTGAGCGACTGCTGACCCCTCGACCCATTTTTCATACTCCTCAACATTAATTAAAATCCTTCCGTCAGGGGCTTTGATGTAATGCACTCCCTCTGTCCAGTGTTCTGCTTTCTTTTTGTAGATAGCTTTTTCTGTGTAGCCTGTTTGCTGTGCAAAGGCACGAATAGTGATGTATTTCATAGTTTCCAGTCCTTTTTCGTCGTCTCTAAAATCTGTTTAATTCTCTCTTTCATCACGAAAGCTCCCAAAAATAGAAAATACGAGTAAACAGGCTTCCTGGTATAGTTACTAGCTTGTCTGCAGAAGTGTAATTGTCAGATTGATTTCTACAGTACAGTCCTGTTTGTGTTTCGTCTGCTGTCCATGCTCGAAAAAAAACGTCTGCAGGGGGTAGACGTTCATGAAAGTAGTATAGTTGTTTGGTCATAATTAAGACTCCTTATTAATCTGAAGAAAGTGTGTACAAGGTTCGTTTATTGGTATCAGGATTTTCATCCCATTGTTAGGCATTATCTTCATTTGAAATCTCCAATAAAAAACCGCCTATAAGGCGGTCTTGTCAGAAGGGGTTAATTAAAGCTTTTATTCTTATGCTGACTTAGCAATAAGACGTTGCAAATGATCAATAAATTTTTGAGTGTCTAAGAAGTAGTTCGGATATGCTTTTTTGACATCTTTGAAACTATTCACAGACATCAATACTAATTCGATTGATGGATTGTCAATATTATCTATCTCTAATAGGCGGTACGTTTTTTCAGCGAACGGCAACTGTTCTTCTGAGAAAGGAATTAAACTCAAAGTAGCGGTATCGCTACTGGTGTCTAATTGCATTAGGTAATAATACACCCCTTTTGGTTGCGTTGCCGTAATGTGTTTACCAGTGATAATTAAGCCTTTTAGCTTGGTGAATATCTGTAATTTTCTTTCTAAAGTGACTATTTCACTAATAATATCCTTGATAGGAGTATCACGATATCTATCTAAGACAGTTTTTTTCTCACTATGTGCAAATAAGACACTAACTAGTTTAAAGAAGTGTTTAAATTCTTCGTTTCCTTCACCGGTTTTAAAGGAAGACTTTTCAATAATTCCTAAAGTTTCAACCGCAGTAGCCCAATAGTGCTGCAAGTGTGTTCTAATTTGGAGTTCAATTTGTAAACCATTAAGTTCAGGTTTGTTGATACTCGCATACTTGAAAACCTGGTGAAGGCTACGATAACCATCTTCTTTAGGGTTTTTGATGTAATCCTTAGGCGGCAATACAGGTTTATGTTGATGTCTACCTGTTATTAGGCTTTGGTGTAATTCATAAACATCAGCAATTTTAGGCACAATAATACGAACCCCCCCAATGTCTTGCATACGCGATAAATCCATATTAGGAAATCGCTGTAATTTCCTAATAATGGAAGGAGTGCGTTTTAGTCGCTGAGCAATGACGGCATCTTTAATTTTTAATGCTTTTTTTCGTAAAAGTGCTTGGAATGTATTAACAGGGTGAGCATGCAAAGAACGCCATTGCGATAAAATTTCCATAGCTTTGGCATCTTTTGGATTTTTTACTAGCGTATCACCAGCTTTCTTAACCTGTTTTTTACTCGGTATTTCCATAATGACTACATTTAAATTAATTATCTAAATACTAACACTAATATATGTCTTTTGTAAGTAAAAAGAGGTCTGTTTTACAAACGTTTTTTCCCATCACGTAATCGTACAGGTTCGCCCTGTAAAGCTTTTTCTAAATTAAAAGGTTTCATTTTTAAGTACTCTCCGATAAGTCAATCATTTTTTCTAGTTCATTTATGTACTCAGCCAATGTTTCAAAAAAATCCTTTTCTTTAATACTTAAATTGAAAAAATACCTATTGTCATCAAAAGCGTCCCTATACATGTCATATAGTGATAGTTGTGTAATGTTTGTTGGTAAAATCATTCATCTCTCCTAAAATGGTATGTCATCATCCATATCTTCGACTGATTGAGATTGTTTCACAGAGCCACCAGATGCTTTTGCATAATCGCTAGCACTGGCACCTGTTTTTTTAGTGGGTGCTTGTGATTGTTGATTACTTTGTTCGTTATCAGTACGAGAGCCTAGCATTTGCAGGCTATCTGCAATAATTTCAGTTGTATAACGCTCTACGTTATCTTGTCCTGTGTACTTACGCGTTTTTAGACGACCCTCTAGGTAGATACTGCTACCCTTACGCAAATATTGACTAACGATTTCTGCTAAACGACTGTAAAACACTACTCTATGCCACTCAGTTTCTTCGCGGCGCTCCCCTGTATTCCTATCATTCCAAGTAGATGTAGTCGCCACGCTAATGTTAGCCACTTGCCCTCCGTCAGGCATACTACGTAAGGTAGGATCGGCACCCAAATTACCGACTAAAATCACTTTATTTACTGATGCCATTATTTCACTCCAGCCACTTCTTTTTCACCGCCCATTGCTTCTGATAAGTCTTTTAGTAACTCATTAAATTCACCAAACATCAGCGTCATATCTGCGTCAAAACGTTCTATGAATTTTTCACAATCTATGTTTTGATTGCTTTCTTTTTGAATATTTAAAGGCGAAATATTTTTAATATCACCATGTTCATTAAGTACGAATGAAATACGGTCATTCCACGTCATAGCTAATTTTGTGCATTTTTTACCTGATGTAATATGTTTACTTATCTCTTCATGTTCGGGCGATTCATTATCGTATCTAACCCTAATACGAGCATTAGAAAAAGCTTTCAGTTCTGTGTTTTTATCAATCGTGAAGTTTTCAGGTGCAAAATTATTGATTAGCCAACTGGTCATACAACTAGTAGGGCTTTCATTAGTCATATAGCTAAGAAAAGGGATTTCTTCTTCAAATAGTTGAACTAAATTCCCTGTTACTTCATCAGAAACTGCGTTTGAAGAAGTATCAATAAACATCCATTTATTAACTAAGTCCCACCCGATAGATATATCGTTATGAACACTAAACGCTATTGGTAAAAGTTCAGCCGTAACGTTTTCTTTAATTTCTTTGGTTTGTTTTTTACCGACTTTATAGCCTTGCATTTCTTCTGTTTCTTTAACCCTTTCTTTCAAAGCTTGATTAATAACAGAAGAGGGCAGTAGCTTTTTCTCGATTCTTAGCTTGAACATTAAGTAATTTTCTACTTTGTGTACAAGTGTTCCTTCCTCTTCAAAAAACGGTATAAACCCTGCGTTTTTAGCTAAATGTTGATTAGTATGTAAAGCTCTTTTAGATAGTAAGGTTTCTAATTCACTTGAAGTGATATGAAAGTTAGAAAATAATCTAAATATTTTTAAGTTTTTAAACCACATGTTTTTATCCATAAAAAAACCGACTAGAATATAGTCGGTTTAGTAATAACGAATGATGCCCAAAAGGGATTTAAGCCCCTGTCAGTTCGTATTAATCAATACTGAATATCTTCATCTACAAGTGATTCTTCTGATTGATGGATCACACCATCCTCATCAATTACTGGAGGAGGGTTTTTTAGTTCAGCAAGACGCTCTTTGTATTTACCTCTTAATATTTCTTTATGGCCTTCATCTTTTAAGTGCTTAGCATTATCCGCAATAGCATTTAATTCTTCGACAGTACTAGCTGTTTGGAATTGAGTCATCAACGCCTGAAAATCAACAACAGGGATCGTGTTATCGGATTGTTCTTGAGTCTTATCTTCAATAGCTAAAGCGGCAGCTGCAGATGCTTTACGTGATTTTTTAGTAGGCTTTTCTTCGGATTTAACCTCGTCAACTTCACCCATATCACGTTCGCTAGGCATATCCATTGCTTCTTCTGCTGAATGAATGCCTTTTAAAACATCTGTAAATACATCACGTAAAGCAATGGATCTTGCTCTCATTTGCATCATTCGTTTAGGGTAGGCTGTCCATGGGCCTTGTTTACTTAATAAGCCTGCTTTTTTAGCATCTTCTTGAGTAAAACTTCTGACGACTTCATCTTCATTTTTTCGTTTTACTTTAACTGTACATCCAGTGTCTGTTGGATTTTCGTGAATATATTCCAGTAAACCACTACCACGAACTAAAGCAAGCATTGCATCTCCCCAGATGCTAGGCCGTCCATGGATGACAGCGATATTTTGCACGGCTTGCATGGGAGCTAGTCCAATTTCAGCCCCCCATTGCATAGCTACAAAGACGTTACCAGGATTACCTTGATATTCTTTAGGGACAATGGATGATTTGGCCAACATATCAGCCAATTGCATTGCTTCATTGATATTTGTAGGTTGTAAGCCTTTGCTTCCAGTTAGAATTAATTCTGACATAGTCTATCCTTTCATTAATTGATACGTAAGACACGAGCACCATGTTTGATACTTTGGAATTGCTCAATGTGTATAGGGGTAGGGTGAAGTGACAAGTAAGCCTCTTTCCAATTTGTCACGGTACTGTCTTTGTTTGATTTGTAAGTAGCGATTTTTTCGCCTTGATACGTGATGATTTCAGCATCTTCTAACATAGGAACGAGTTTGTCTCTAATAGATTGTTTTTCGTCCTCTAAAATTGCTAACTTACTATTAACTTCTTTTAGCTGATTAACTAATTCCACAACATCTGTACCTACAATAGTTTCTTTCCCAGGTGATGATTTAGCCCACTTTAATTTAGCTTCTGCTTCATCGTGTGGATCTGGCGCAATACCGGTGAGAATATGCTTATCCCACCATTCTTTTGCTCGTTTAAGCAATGCGTTAAAAATCTCATCATCATATTCAATCGTATAGACTTTAAAACGCTGGCCACCAAATAACACAGCAAGGTCACAAGTATGTACACCAGTTATACCCATATACCACATGCATTGATACCAGTAATTAATAGGTACTTCATCGGTATTTTCCTCACCCCAATCATCACTATTAATTGATAAGGCATGGGCTGTTTTAACTTCGAGTAGCTTATCTGCGCCAATCAATTGATGAGTTTTATCACACCAACGTACTCTAGATCCTGGTTTAACGATAGCCCTGTCGATATTAGCTAAAGCGATTGGTACATCTTTATGCTGCATCATCGTATTAATACGCTGTACTTTAACGCCTTTGTCCTTGGCATAACGTTGTGCGACTAGGTTCTCAAACTCAATCCCCCAATACATACGCTCTTGAGAGTCTTCATCAAACTCTTTTTGTTCAGTAGACATCTTATCGTGCCAAAGTTCAAAGGCTGTTTTGTATGGGTTCTGTCCGACTAAACAAGCGATATCTGAGCCACCAATCCCTTTTTTTCTAGCTTGTAGCCATTCTTCTCTACTTAACATAAGTATTTAAGCTCCATAAATAAAACATTCAAATAAAAACAGTGCAGCATAAATGCCATAAAAAAAGCTGATAGTAATCAAACCACCAGCTACTAAAATTAAGAAGTCTTTAAATGACGTGGGCCACATTGGGTCGTTGTCGTAGCCATTATCAAAATCTGACGTTAGCCAGTTCCAAAATTTTTTCATTTTAAATATTCCTTTTTAACGAAATATTCCATCTCAGGGGTTAGGTCGTCATCGAATAGTTTTTCGATAAAACTGTATAGGTCATTTTGAATTTCAGGTAAGACGACATGGGCCACAAAGTAGTGAGCGTCTTTGGTTGATAAGTTCCATAAATCACAGAATTGATCTGATCGTTTTTCTGATGCGTCGTTCAGAATAATATCTATCCAATCATTAATTGAGACACCTAAAAATTCTTTCTCATCATCCTCAATAGCTTCGGCCAGAGCTTCGAATATTTCATCGTATTGAATATCAATGGTGTAACCACAGCCGTTTAAGTGCTTTTCTAGTAGATCATCGTAATATCTTGTTTCTGCGTCCATTTTTATATCCAGAACAATTAACTAGTTAATTGAAATAAATTTAATGTAACCTATTGAAAAGAATAGGGTTAATCGCCATTTATAAAATGGTTTCACATAGTGTGAAGCTTGAAAAATTTTTAACTTTTCACGGAGGTCTATATGGCTAAATGTGAGCAATCTTCTGCTAAGTTAGCATCTCTAGCTGGCAAGGTTTTGCAGCAAAAGAGTTCTACTACTGCGGCAAAACGTCTTGCAGGCTCAGTGCTAACTCAGGCGCCAAATCGCTCAGTTCCATTGAAGCGCGGTAAGTAATTTGACGCTTAGGGATTGTCAGCGTCCCTGCATATTGCTGTCTATCCTGATTATTGCCGCCTATATGGGGGGCTATAGTCAGGGTATCGTCTGTCTCATCTATCAAGAATCCACTAGAACATACTTGACTAACAGTTTTTTCAATTTCATCTTCAAATACCCATCCCGCTGGTGCTCCAAAAGCATCATCCCAAACAAAGACTGTTAATGTTTTTGGTTTTTTATTAATCATTTCGCATCACCTAGGTTTATCTAAAAACACTTAAAAGCTCTCGCCAGAAAGCTCTTAAGTGTTAACGGTTAGCTACTCCGTGAGACTTAACCACGCTTCTAACCTACACTGCCTAATCACATTCCTGTTTTCAGCCCTATCATTGTCCCGTTCTGGGTGGCTCCGATAGTCCGACAATCTTGTGCCGTTCGTTAAATATTATATTAAGCTAATTGCTTAATAAAGTAAAGCAAAAATAAAACAAAATGCTTTATTTATTTTGTTAAAAAATGTAAATTTTGATGTTATAATGGATAACTATTTGATTTAAAAGGAATGCTAAGAAGATATGAAAATGGGTTTTTTTAGGATTTTTGTTGTTCTTACTTATGCTTGGACAATATTTGCAGTGGTTTTGCTGTACAGCGATACATCTAAAAAAATAAATGACGCGATAAATTATTCTACTGCTTCAGAAATTGATGAATTAATTAGAAAAGAAATAGATGGTACTAATAAATTTTCTCACTCACAGAATGATGAAAAAATTACATTAAAAAAATCTAATGTCTTATGGGATGATGACATACTAAAAAAAGCTGTTGAAACAGCAAAAAAACATAAATACAACAATGAAGAGATTCTTTATTATCTTTTTGGGTTTACTAATGTAGAGGAGGTTTTTGATATTTTTGTTAACTACAAACAATCAAAAGGTCTTTATGCTAGTAAATTTGATGAGTCAACGCAAGAAGAGTTTTTTCATAATCTAGGACTATCTAAGTTGGAAGAGGAGCTTTATCATTATAAAAACGCTAAACACGTATCTATAAAAGAAACTCTTCAACGAACGTTTTTATTTCTACTTGTTCCTATAGCATTGCTTTGGACTATCTTTTTTGCTGTTGACTGGATAGCTGCCGGATTCAAAAGGAAATAGTATGAAAAAATTATTTGCAATTTTAGTAGTTTCTTTAGTAACGTTTAGTATTGCCGCACCGGTACAGGCACATGGTGGCAGAACAGATAGTAATGGATGCCATTACGATCATAAACGAGGTGGTAAGCACTGCCATTAATCATCACTACATGTATTAAGTTAAAAAAGCACTTGATAGTGTTTTTTTTATTGCGAGAAGGTGAGATTATGATATTTTTGTTGATTAATGTATAATGTATAGTAACGGTATACGATACAAACGAACATGATTAAATCTTTCAAACATAAAGGCTTGCAGATATTCTTTGAGACAGGTTCTACGAAAGGAATTAACGCCAAGCATAGTACAAGATTACAATTGCAACTTCAAGCGTTAAACGTCATGAAGAGTATTGATGAAATAGATATGCCCGGTTGGAATCTACACTCATTAGAGCGTGACTTGAAAGGACATTGGTCATTAAAAGTCAATGGGAATTGGCGAGTAACGTTTATGTTTGATGGTGAAGACGTTTATATTGTGAATTATCAGGATTACCATTAGGAGCTTAAAATGGCTAGAATGCACAACCCTCCACATCCCGGTTTATTTGTGAAAGAGTATTTGGACAATAGCAATATCACGATAACAGAAGCGGCAAAGAATCTCGGCATTACTCGTGCAGCATTGTCTCGTATTATTAACGGTAGGACAGGGATTTCGCCTGAAATGGCTCTTCGATTAGATGAAGCCATTAAGCTTTTTAAAGCGGAAACATGGCTAAAAATGCAATTGGATTATGACCTCTGGCAAGCAGAACAAAAACATAAAAAGTCTGTAGTGACGCCTTTTTATGGAGTGCCAGCTACAGCATAAAACAACACCCACTCGGTGGAGTTAGGGTAATATTATGCCGCTTTACGAAGGTTTTTACGAGGAATACGTAGACTAGGGCTAAAGAAAACAATTTCATTGCCTAGCTTTTTCTCTTGTGCGCTATAGTTTAGTAAATGCTCACGTGTTGGATAGCCCTTGTAGATTTCACGAATCTCAGGGGCGTTATCGTAAGAGACAATCCAATCATATTGAAGATTGTCTAGTGTTTTTCGAATATCTTCATGATCTTTTTGATTGTAGAAGTTTCGATATAGCCCTTGGCCCTTAACAAAATAGGGTGGGTCTAAATAGATAAGCGATTTATCTACTGGTAAAAATGCATCACATTGCTCTAAAAGCTGTTTTGCATCCTCGTTATGTACATGTATCTGAGATCGATATCTCTTGATACGGTGGAAACGTTCGATAAGGTGCTCTTTGTTAAACCGTGCATCAAGTTTCCATTGTCCAGACTGAGCTTTACCGCCTATTACCCCACCTTTCAAAATGCCAGAGCGGTTGCAACGATTCATGAAAAAGGTCGCAAATCCTTTTTCCATAATATCGGTTCGCGATTCGTCCATTAGGATAGTGCGGTAGTGATACCAATTATCCATCGAGATATCTACTGACTGGATTTTTTCAATAAAGTCATCTGTATGATGCACAGCAGCTTGCCAGAAGGCGTACACAGCATAGTCAAAATCATTGATGTGGATTTCTTTAACAAAACCCTGATATAGAAGTTCTAAGGCTACAGCAGCACCCCCCGCATATACTTCTAAATAGTGAGTGTATGGGCGTCCGTTGAGTTCAATGAGTGACTCAATAAATGGGGCAAATTTACCTTTGCCACCAGGATAACGTAGGGGAGTGTGGAATGTGTTCATACCCTTTATTTTATCTGTTTTTGCTTTGTTTGGCCAGTATTTTTTAAGGCATTTTTTAGAGCAATGACAAAGTTGTTTTTAAATACTTCCACCTCTTCTGGGTAGCTTTCTGCCCATAGTTTAATGATTTTCCAATCCTTCAGGTTCTTAAAATTTTTTCTCCACCAGTTTTTAGCTGATGTTCTATTGTTAGTGGTGTGCGAGTCTAGCAAAACGTCATTAATATAGTCTGAGGTGATGTTGTTGGGAAGTTTTTTAAGGAGGACTCGGTCGTTGACGAGAACAGCTAAAAAATCTTTAATTAATCGTTCAGGGGATGCGTTGGTTATTTGTGTATTGGTAGGGATAGGTAATCTGACTACATTTTTATATATATTATTACGTCTATGTATCGTAGTATCCCCATCAACAACGATGACCCTTTGTCGAAAATGTGCATCTGTCTTTGGGAATTTTAGCAAATTATCCCCCCCAACATGCAAAGGGATAAGATGTAGTTTCACATTTAAATTAGACGTAGCTGCTGTCCTGGAGCGAGCAGGAAAAATCGCATCAAAAAATTCTTTGCCTTCTTCGTCTTCAAAATAAACATGAATATCTTTCTTCTCGACTTTCTCTGTCAACCTAAGTTCTAAGTCGTTTTGTATATCTTGGAGGGAAATATTGTCTTTAATATGAGGGTGGTTACTGTCAAAGAAATAAATGACTTTATCCTGCTCGGAGCTAGTGAATATTTCTTCGATAAGAACAGGGGAGTGCGTTGTCGCAACAATTTGGAGGTTTAGCTTTTTTGCTGCATTTTTTAGTCCACTTGCTAGTTTGCGGATGGTGCGGGGGTGGAAACCGACATCTATCTCATCAATGAGCAATAACCCACCGGGGTAGTCCTCGCCCATATCTCGTTTAAGTTTTTGAAAAGAGGCTAGCGCGGTAGCTATAGTGCCTAGGCTATCTTGACCTAATGAAATGCTAAACTCGCTGAAGTTCTCATATTTAGGTTGAGCACTTCTTTTTTCATGTTTTGTTATGGTTTGATATGAAATGTCGTCAGTAAGTGGACTACCAGACATAATGTTGCTTACGAATTCTTTAATAAACCTCTTATCGTCTGGGCACATCTCTTGAAGGGGGGTTATAGAAACGCTATTTTCTTCTGACTCTCCGATAGTGATGAGCCTTTTCACTCCTAAGAAAAGGGTTGGTAAAGATACTTTAGATGCTTCACCCACAAGGTTATCGAATTCAGGCGAAGTGTTTCTAGCAACAAGTCTTGCTCGACGAGTATTTTTATTTTTATCACCTCTCGTGGTTAGTGAACACCTTTTCTCTATCGTCTCGCCATCGATGTTTGCTGTAATCTTAGGATTCTCTCTAGCGTCCCCTGTGTGTTGCCCTACTTCTGCTAAGTCAATATGTAGGATATTTTCAATACTCTTGGAAAAAAGCTCTTCTGTATAGGTCTTAAAAGAAGTATCTGTTAACCCAAAGGTCCCTGCTAAAAGCCCTAAAATTGTTGTTTTTCCTACTCCGTTATGTCCTGCGATTAAAGTGATCCGGTCAGCGAATGTTATCTCTGTGTCTGCGAATTTGCGAAATGCTTTTTGCTTGAACGATAGTGTCTTTAACTTAATATTTTTGCTCATGTGTTTCACTCAATTTAATACGTACAATGACGGATATAAAGAAGAAACTCTACCTTTGTGTTCTCTCTCATTTCTTAACCTTAAGTCGCATCTTTCAACGCAAAATATCGTCGTACTTTGCCACAAATCATTAGCGTATGTTGGTTTTTAGCACTAACGGTTTTTTCTTTATAAGCAGGGGAAGGATTGTCACTGATGATACGGATAATACCGTCCTCTTTAATTAGTCTTTTGGTTTTTAATTCTTCATCATCCAGAATTACATAAATACCATCACCATCATATCGGTTGCATGAAATATCAACAAACAATAAATCCCCATCGTTAATCGTTGGGTACATTGAAACGCCTTTATTGTTAATGATTCTGATATTTTTAGGTTCGATAGTTTTTAGATATTCTCTTGCCCAGTCTTCCAGTACTAGCATTTTACTAATCGCAGGGACGTAATCAACCACGCTACCAGGACCAGCGCTAGAGCGAATATCGTAATACTCAAGTTCTATATAACCATCTTTAACAGATTCATCATAAGAATGATCTTGGTCTAGCCATCCGAATGGTTTATTCATTGCGCTCTCAAGCTTGCGAGCCGTTGAATTCCCTATATTTCTAGATTTACCAGTCGCGTTATCAATACGTTGCTTAATAATTTGATTCAAGTATATAGGTGAAATACCCGCTGCCGTAGCAAGTTTTTCTTGAGTACCTGCCTCATTAATTAAGGCTCTAAGGTTATTTAGTCTGATGTCGTTAATTTGTTTCATAGCTTTATTCTATAAGCAATACGCTTATTAATAAATAAATCTTTTAGCTTTACAATACAAAGCATTTAGCTTAATATATTTAGAAATTTAAACTTTATTAAAAAATAATCATGCGTCTACTTGAATATGTAAATAAAAAAAGAGGTATTAGAGTTGAGTTAGCCAAGCAAATTGGTGTGCCTTTTATTCTTATATCACAATGGGCACTTAGTAAACGCCAAGTGCCAGCAGAGCGTTGTCCTGATATCGAAAAAGCCACAAATGGCTTAGTCCGTTGTGAAGATCTAAGACCTGATGTGGACTGGTCTATTCTTCGTACATCAACTAAATAAAGGTTGATCATGGCGAGAAGAGAGAAGTGCACAGAAGACATAAAGATCCATTTGGGCGAAAAGCTTAAAGCGGACTTAAAAGAGCTGGCTGCCTTAGAGGGTGAAGAGGCTCTGAGTACATACATAAGAAAGATCCTGCGAAAACACGTTTATGGTCAGCTTAATCCAAATCGTGACTTATTGGCAGGGTCGGTAAGGGACAACTAGGGGCGGAGAATGCATTATTATAAATACCATATTGGTGACAATCTGTTAAATACGATAGGATTATCGATGATAGAAGAGGGGGCTTATAGGCGTCTGGTTGATATGTACTATGCCAAAGGCTCTCTTCCAAAAGACTTTGCTGTTCTTTGTAGATTAGTTCGTGTTGTCAAAAAAGCAGAGATGGATGCTGTGCGTTTTGTCTTAGCTGAGTTTTTTGAGGAAACTGACGATGGATATATTAATCGTCAAGTGGATGAATCGTTAGAAGAAGCATCTGACAAGTCTGATAAAGCTAGAAAAATGGTTGAAGCAAGGTGGAATAAAAAAAATAGTAATACTACAAGTAATACACGCAGTAATACTACAAGTAATACACGCAGTAATACTACAAGTAATACACGCAGTAATACTATCCATAAACCAATAACCAATATAAATAATAAAGAGAGAGGAGAATATATAGAGAGTATTGCATGCGAAGAAAATTTTTCTCCTCCCGTTTTTTCTGATGAAAACACTGTCATTGATGTGCCTGAAATCAAAGAACGAGCCGCCATTACGACCTATCTCAGGAGTCAGGGAATCAATGCAACAAGTAACCAAAAGACGGATAATTTAATCGAAAAAGGTGCAAAAATGCAGCACTTTGTTGATGCTGTTTCTATTGCAAAAAGTAAAAATAAAAGTTCCTTTGATTACGTTTTAGGCACCGTAAAAGGTTTGCTTGAAGACGAAAAAAATATTCAATCTTCTACAAAAACGGAACAAAAATATAATCAAAAATTTGACCCTGTGGCCTGGGTCAAGGCTAACCCTGCCAATCAGCAACATGGGTTACAACCGATTGGAAATTTCATTGATGTACCCGTTCGGGAGGTGAGCAATGCTGAATAATCCGTGGTTTGAGATTATCCCTGTGCTAGGAGTAACTGCCATTGATCACTTATTCAACCGCTTGGATGGAATGTACACAGGTAAATGGCGCCAATCTTTCACACATCCCAACAGTATCGGGAACTGGCGTAATGCTTGGGCTGAAGCGCTACATGCTAGACACATCACACCTCAACAAGTCAAGCGTGGACTAGCAAACTGTTCGGAAATGTACGCTTGGCCACCAAGCCTAACCGAATTTATCAAAGCGTGTGAAATGCCGTCACGTGATGAGCCAGCTCAAAGCACATTTAAAGCCTTGCCTAATGATTCTAAGTTTTTGTCAAAAGCAGAAATGAAAAACGGATTTGCTGCCTTAAAAAAAGCAGTCCTTGAAAGCCAAGGAGTAGCCGCTTGATTTTCTTAACGCTACCTTGGCCAGATAGTCGGTTATTTCCAAATAGAAAAAATGGATTGCACTGGACGACAACAAATAAAATCAAAAATGAGGCTATTTTTGGAGCCTATAGTATCGTTAAATCGTCTGGTCTATATGTCGATATAGGCAATACAAAAAAATCGTTAAAAATCGTTTTTTACGCTCCAGATAAAAGAAAGCGTGATCTTGATAATCTGCTTGCGGCAATGAAGCCATCCATTGATGGTATGTCGAGGGCGCTAGGAATTGATGATAGTTTATTTCGACCAATTACTTTGGATATTGACATAGACCCAAACAAAAAGGGTTTTGTAGAGGTGATTATCGATGCTGACAGCTGACGATTTACTCATTAACTGGGCTCGAGGGGAGCTTATCAACGGTGAGGATCCAAGACCAAAGGAGCCTTCCTTTTGTGCGTCTGCGGAGCGCTATTACAGACCTACCAAAGAAGAGTGGGAGGGGGTGCTTGAGGACGGTGTAGAAACTGAAATCAAGCTAGACGATGAAAACCAATCTCACACACCAGTTAATTGGTCACATCATCACCTTGTGGCTGATTTTGTTAAACGTCAGCATTGGGTCGTCAAAATCATTATTTGTCGCGAGTGGGTGGATAGATTTTTAACGTATCGTGGGCTAAACCGAACAGCACGTCGAACAGCCATCAGTAAACAAACAGGCGTACCAGTACGAACTGTTGAATTTATGATTGAGAACGTCAGAAAGGATTTAACGGCTTTTATGCGAGGTAAAGTGTGAAATACGCCAATGAAGTCATAGAATTACTGAGTGCTTATCCACATAAAACTTTTCGGGTGAAAACGATTGTGAACTATATCAATCCTAAAAAGCGAGAGCGACGTAGTACCACACGTCAGGTGCAGCGGGTGTTAGAGAGCCTAGCCGAGACGGGCAATATTGAGGTTAAAGCCCGAGATAAGCTTGGAGGCGGGGCAGAGTACAAATGGAGTTGATTTTTTTTAATGACGAGGTTATGATGGAACCACTACACCAAACAACTGTAGTCGGGCTTGGCGGCCTGAACTGACTTTCACGGCAGACACTGCCACTTTATCCATTGCGTTTAAGTGGTTTTTGTTTGCGCTCCTTTATGGGGGCGAGCGTATGGGACATCGTAAGATGTGCTGTTTTCCGTGAGAGCAGTCCGCCAACCTGTACGTTCTTGCCCCTCCCTCTTCTTGGCGGAAGACGGGGCGAGGTTTTAATAAAAACTTCACGGAGCCTTGTTTATGCAAGCATTAACATTCAATCAAACTTCATTTGATATCATTGACCAAGACAACCAAATCTGGGTTAAATCAGCGCAACTCGCCCAAGCGTTGGGATATTCAGACGAGCGTTCTGTTTCTAAGATTTATACACGTAATCAAGACGAATTTACAGACAAAATGGCTCAGGTGGTCAAATTGACCACCTCAGGAAATTATCAAACCACCACCCGAATTTTTAGCCTACGAGGCGCACACTTAATCGCCATGTTTGCTCGTACCGAAGTCGCCAAAGAATTTCGTAAATGGGTATTAGATGTGTTGGAAAACCACACACAAGAGACACAACCATCACCGCAACAGATTACCTATACAACCCCGATGCGCAACATTAGTGTGTCCGTTGAAGATATCCTTGATTTGGCGAGTTTGCAGAAAATGGCGTTTAACATGTCCGAGACACTCGCCTTACTCGAAAAACCACTACGTGCTATTGGCTCCAATAATTATGCCGCACATTGCTATGACGCTCGAGTACATTACAAAGTCAATATGGAGATCTTTTATGACATCGTCGCACGGATGTTTCTTGCGGCAGACATTACGCCGGGTGACTTTCATACAGCAGCCGAGGCTATCCACGCACGAGAGTTCCGCAAGGAATTGGAAAAACGATTAAAAGAAGACGACCAATGGCGCGCTACGTTGAATCCATCTGATCCGTTAAAACTAGGAACAGGGAAGACGACGCAAGGCGTGTTGGTGGTGGTGTGAACTATACGTCTTGCAGTCTAATCAAACAATACAGTATGGGAAAGAAGAAAGGACGTAAAATCGGGTAATGATGAGTCCTCGTTGATTAGTTGTTCCTGAACAATGTAGATTTTAAAAGACTTACCTTGTAAAATCTAGGGTTAAGGTTTTAAAGCTAGATTGTTTGCCTGAGTTAGTAGGTGAACAACTAACCCCAAATATTGATTACGCCAATAATCAATATTTACCAAGAGCTCAAAGGATTCATCTCCTTTGGGCTTTGACTCTTCTAAGTTCTGCATATTCTAAACTTACTCCAAAGTGGTCTGCTAATGTTTGAATAGAAGCTGTCTTATTTTTAACTAATTTAAGGAGGAGAGCGATATTATGAAAAAAGTACTACTTTCGACTTTATTACTCGTGTTTTCAAACCAAGCTATTTCTGATGAAATTAAGTACCTGCCGTCGGAACGTGAATTGGCTTTAACTAAATTTTTATTGAGTGATGACTTATTAAGTTATATGGATGGTGGCGAAACTGCTTTTGGAGATTTCTATAAGAAAGATAAAAGGTTTGATTATTCTTTTGAGACCGATGCTGAAGAAATTCTTAAAACTTACGACCAGAATGAAATACGAGGAGATAAAAAATATAAAGGTAAAAATATTTTTGTATCAGGCATTGTTGAAAAGATAAGCAGCGATTTTAAAGATGAACCCGTTGTATCATTCAAATCAAAAGAAAAATATACTGTTAACAAGGTGCAAGCCTCGTTCAGACCTGATGAACTTGATAAAGTAGTTGATTTAAATAAAGGCCAAAAAATCTCGCTTTTGTGTGTGGGGGGTGGAGAAGTAGCAGGTTCCCCTGTGTTAAAAAATTGTTATTTTTTTGATAAAAAAGATGAAGAAAAATTAATTAAAGAAGCTGTTGATGAATATATGCAACAGATTAATAAACTCGTAGAAGATGACGTAAGTAATGTTCCAGAACAGCTAAGGGAAGTGGTTTTTGCAAGCGCAGTTTTTTATAAAGCCACAGGAGGGTTGAACGCTTGTAAAACAGAAGTTAATGAGAAATGTTTTAATGCGTCTACGAAATCTTTAACAAAAGAAAAACATAGAAAAATAGCAAAAGAAATGGATGATTTAGCTAAATACTTACAGATTACCCCACCAATGGATTGACGAAAGTGAAGCTGATTAAAATAAAAAATCAATTCAAAATCAAAAGGTTATTAAAAAAGCGCGACATTTGCTTCTTGCAAAAGCGCGACAGAAAGTGCGACAATACGGGTGGAGCAGTGTGCTCTACGAAAATTGAAAGATAGTTTTAACCTCGGAACTCACACCTCCGAGGTTTTTTTATGGTGAGTAAGCATGAATGAACTACAAATTCGAGTGAGTGATGTTCATCTTCTCGTTGAGCAGGCTCGTGAATTATTACTTAAAGAGTTTCCTGAGCTTAGCCTTGACCGCATCGACAGCTTGTTGCTTCGCTTGTTCAAGGACGGAGCTGTAAGTCCCTTTAGCACCACAAGAAGCGCAGGTGAGGATATCACTTCCTTTGAGTTGGTCTTGACGTTGAATGTTGTCGGGATATTGGAATTTTGTAGAACCGCAACGGCACTTGATGTTAACGATTGATGACATATAACCCCCTATGTTAGTGTTTGGCTGTTTTGCTGGATGGATAACACACATACATTGATTATAAACAAAGGAGTTTAACCATGGCTAAAAGTGAGGTTAAGACCATGCTTAGTCGTGGTTTAACGCCTAAACAGGAAAAGTTTTGTCAAGCGTATATCGAAACTGGTAATGCGAGTGAAGCTTATAGGCTTGCTTATAATGCGTCAAAAATGAGAGCAAACACTGTTAATGTAAAAGCGACTGAACTTTTAAAAAACGGTAAGGTGTCGGTAAGGGTCAATGCACTCAAGCAAGAACATCTAGAACGTCATAAGCTAACAGTTGATGACCTTATTACTGAATTAGAAGAAGCTCGACAAGCAGCACTGATGGCTGAGACACCACAATCATCAGGGGCAGTTAGTGCAACGATGGGCAAGGCAAAACTGCTTGGATTAGACAAGCAAGTTATCGACTTACAAAGTGGGGGTAAGCCTTTGCCTACCTCTATTTATGTGAGTTTTGGGAATGAGTCAACTTAATATTCAGTTTCCGCCCAAATTTAAACCTCTTTTTGAGGACTTATGGCGGTTTATTGTGTTTTATGGCGGTCGTGGTAGTGGCAAGAGCTTTAATATTGCACGAGCTTTGGTGTTAAAAGCATTTACCCAACCAGTGAGAGTACTTTGCTGTCGTGAAATCCAAAACTCAATCGGCGACTCGGTAATTCAGATGTTGGCAGATCAGATTGAGATGTTAGGGTTACAAGCCTTTTTCGATGTGCAAAAAACACAGATTGTCGGGCGAAATGGGAGCCGTTTTACATTCTCAGGTCTACGATCCAATATTACCTCAATTAAGTCCATGACGGGGATTAACTACGTATGGGTTGAGGAAGCGGAAAGCGTAACAAAAGAGAGTTGGGATGTACTTATTCCGACGATTCGGGAGGATGATTCACAGATTATCGTGAGTTTCAACCCTAAGAATATCTTGGATGATACTTATCAACGATTTGTTGTTAATCCGCCTGAGCGTTGTGCATCAGTCATGGTGAATTGGCAAGATAACCCGTATTTTCCCGTTGAGCTACTAGAAGATATGCGACAAATGCGTGAGCGTGATTACGATTTGTACTTACACGTTTACGAGGGGCAACCAATCGCTGATAGCGACCAAGCGATTATCAAACCGCAGTGGATTAACGCTTCAGTCAATGCTCATATCAAATTAGGTTTTACAGCTGAAGGTAAAAAGGTAGTCGGCTTTGATGTGGCAGACGAGGGCAAAGACAGTAATGCGGTTTGCTTTGCGCATGGGTCAGTGGTGATGGACTTAGAGGAATGGGCACAGGGAGATGTGATTTTCAGTGCAGATAAAGCACATCAATATGCCCTAGATAAGCGAGCAGACCAAGTGACCTATGACTCTATAGGTGTAGGTGCTGGTGTCAAAGCACGTTTTGCTAGAACAGCAAAAATGAAGGTAATAGGGTTTAATGCTGGCAGTGAAGTATTACGCAAAGACTCAGAGTATGAGGCAGGCAAGAAGAATGGTGATATGTTCAGCAACATCAAGGCGCAAGCGTGGTGGGCAGTGAGAGACCGTTTTTTTAAAACCTATCGTGCTGTTAGATTTGGGGATACATACCCAGTGGATGAATTGATTAGTTTAGATAGTTCAATACCTAATTTAGATTATTTAAAAGCAGAGCTTTCTAGGCCGCGAGTTGATTACGACAATAATGGCAGAGTAAAAGTTGAAAGTAAAAAGGACATGAAAAAACGAGGCATCCCCTCACCAAACAGAGCGGATGCTTTAATTATGTGCTTTGCACCTACGGTAGGCGGAAATAGTCTCTGGGATGTTTTATAGGATATAAAAAAATGGCAAATACTCGACAAAAGGGACATATCCCCGCAAGGCACTTAAATGATGGTATTGCTATGCTACACCGTCAAATTGGCGGGCGTATTGAAGAGGCAAAGTTTATAAAAACTCGCTCGCTGACGGACAATATCAAAGAGCTGGAATATTTGTGGGAACAGAATTGGATTGTCCAAAAAATTTGCTCCAAGAAAGCTAATGATATGACACGTAAATGGCGTAAGGCACAGTCTAATGATTTAGATGCACAAAGTATGACGGCTTTTGAGGATATTGAAAGACGCTTAAAATTACAGACTACGCTGAATGAGGCATTAACATGGTCTCTTCTTTATGGTGGTGTAGCACTACTGGTTGTTACTGAGCGTAATCCTGCCTTGCCTCTTGATGCGTCGCAAGCTATCCAAAAACTAGTGATATTAATGCCTTCCGATGTGTCAGGAGAGGGGAGCCTTAATGATGATGTGTTATCAAGTAATTTTAAGCATTACGACTATTACACCATTAAGGGTAAAGTAAGGGTGCATCACTCACGACTCATTATTATTAATGCGATTGACCGTCCCTTGTCTGAACAAAAGATTTTTGGATTATCGGCAATTGAGCCTGTCTATACTGTCCTCAAGCGCTACGAGACGATGGGCGCTAATGTTGGTGACTTGATTACTGAGAGTAAGGTAGATGTCTTTAAAATGGATGGATTAACGAATGCCCTTAGTTCTGGTCGTGAAAATGATATTGCTCAAGCCATGAGTCATATTCAGGCGATTAAGTCGTCAACCAATAGTTTATTACTTGATAAAGAGAATGAATATGAGCAAAAGGAATTAACCTTTGGTGGATTGCGTGATTTGCTTGTCGAGTTTCGAAGTGAAGTTGCCGGTGCAGCAGATATGCCTTTGACGATTTTGTTTGGACAGAGTGCGGCAGGTTTCGCCAGCGGAGCCGAAGATATTCAAAACTACCATGAGGGCATTCATTCGTTACAGGAATCTATTTTACGTCCTGTGTTTGAGGTGATAGATCCACTGATTCTTTATCAAGTATCAGGTGAAGTACCTACAGATTGGTGGTTTGATTTTAATCCACTTTCAGAACTGACAGCAGAACAAAAGGCTACGGTGCTTAATACCTTTGCAATCGCTGCTAATGCATTAGTACAGGCAGGTATTGTTACAGAGCATCAAGTAGCGAGCGAGCTTAAAGAGTCTGGATTATTTAGCAAGATTACTGATGATGACCTTAATATGCTAGAAGAGGATGCAGATGGACATCAATTTACAAGAGGTGGTGCTGAACCAGAGGAAGATGGGGAAGCGTTTACCGAAGAAGTTCAAGTATAGAAAGGTTAGTAAACGAACGGAACTTTGGTACACCACGCAACTAAGATCCTTTGTCAAACAGATGCGTGATGACATTGAAAAAGCACTGCAACTATCTAGCGGTGCTTTTTTTATGGATAGTGCTGACAAAGGCATAGAGGCGTTTTCTGTACGTACTTTTTTGACTTATCTAAAGCAGTATGAAAACCAAGAATGGACGGAGAAGGTAGCTAATAATCTAGCCCAACAGTTTGCTGCACGAGCTAACCAGCAGAATCAACAAGAAGTTGCAGATAACATCAAGCGACAGACAGGTGTAGATATTGAACAGTTTGTGTTTGGTGGTGGTAAGGTAGCCCAGCGGTTAGAGGGATTGACACTAGCTAATGTACAGTTAATCAAGTCTATTCCTACGCAATATCTCGATAAAGTGCAGTCAGCGGTGACTCGTGGGTTAGCGTCTGGTAAGTTAACTAAAGAGATTGCCGCAGAGATTGAAGAGATTGGTGGCGTAACGGATAGCCGAGCAAGGTTAATCGCCCGTGACCAGTCCTCAAAAGCGAATAGCGCACTCACACAGGCACGTCACGAAGAACTAGGTATTACTAAGTATCGCTGGAGTACCTCAGGTGATGAGCGAGTCCGTGAATCGCATATGGTCAATGACGGTAAAATTTTCTCGTACGATGACCCACCACCAACAGGACATCCTGGAGATGAAATTAACTGTCGGTGTGTAGCAATCGCTATATTCGATGGGGTGAATGATACGCCTGATGTGAGAGGGGAACGGAGTAGTGAAGTAGCAGCTCTTGTAAGTAAAAGCGCATATGCTGCAATTTTAAGTCATACTCGTCAACTAAGTGGTTTTGCTAGGAAAGAGTATGGATTATCATTCGTTGAAACGGAGTATTTGGTGGCTTATACAAATACGCTACATAGGAATTTGAATATAGCGTTACGCACAGGCACCGCTACTGCACAACAAAAACTAGTTGCAAGTAAACTGGATAAAGCTCTAGATAAAATGCCTAAATATCAAGGTGTAACTTATAGGGATATTCGTATTCCTAAAAAGGAGCTAAAAGCTTTCTTGGATAGCTATCAAATCGGTAGTATAATCGAAGAGAGACAATTCACTAGTACATCAAAAATAGATGCGCTTAAGGATTTTAAAGGAAATGTTCGCTTTATAATCAGAGGGAAAAATGGTAGGGATATTGAAAAAATATCTATGTTCCCTCAGGAGCGAGAGGTACTGTTCCAATCTGAGAAACGATTCATTGTGAAGAAGGTTCACAAACCATCTTGGTTTTCTTTTAAAAACGTGATTACCATTGAGCTGATGGAGATTGAATAATGGCAATAGAAAGTGTTCTAGATTTACCTATTGAGAGACAACGAGAGCTAGCAAAGCTAGAGGGATATTCTTCAATTGAGCGATGGCAAGAAGATACGCGTAACCAGTTCACTGAAAATGAGAGGTTATTAGCGGAGGCTGAGGCTTACAAACCAACAAAGGCAGAAATTGCTGAAAAAATTTACCATCTGCGAACTAATCCTTACGCGATTGAGTTTTATCGTCGCATTACTCAGGACTACGACTTAACGGTAGAAGAGCAAATCAAGCACTTAGAAAGTCTAGAAACCGCTGACTAAAATAACTAAACCGACTAGCCATAGTCGGTTTTCTTTTTGGAAGAACACTATGCAACGAGACTGGGATTTAATCCGCAAAATACTCTTGAAGTTAGAGGAAAAAGCCGATGCACAAAGTTTCCTGAGTGATGATGAATTCAGAGGTTATCATGCTGAGATGGTCTCATATCACTTCAAACTCTTGCTTAGTGCAGGGCTGATAGAAGCGATAGATTATTCCAGTGCGAGAGAGTTATGCTTTGGCGCACGGTCGCTTACGTGGGACGGTCACGAGTTCCTAGATAAGATACGTAATGATTCGACATGGAATAGTCTGAAAACATTGATTAAGAGCAAACGATTAGAACTGTCATTTGAAGTGATTAAGATTGCAGCGTCTGGTTTAGTAGCTCAAGTACTAAAGTAAACACTTAACCTTATAAAAAAATCAAACCCCGATAGAGTTCGTCGCTTTATCGGGGTTTTGTCATTTCCAACTTAGAATCAGTAAGAGGGTAAACGATGAGATTTAACGACAAAGCGAATTCAAGCATCAGCCAGCGAAAGATGACACGGGATGGTTATTTAGTTGTACCTGCGTCAATTTCTCGCATTGGGGTGTTTGATTACCTTGATACCGAGCTTTCGGTTGGCACGAAAGAGGAAATTAAAAAGGTAGCGCGTACAGAGCGCTCGTTATTCAGCGATGAGACGATTAAGAGTTTTGACGGTGCGCCGATTACGATTGGACACCCATCTGGCAGTGTACGTGCGGAGAACTGGAAACAACTCTCAGTAGGGAACATCCGTAATGTCAAGCGAGAGGGTGATATCCTGACTGCTGAAGCGTGGATTTACGATGCGGACGCTATCAAGCTAGTTCAGGATGGGCAACTGGAGGAACTATCTTGCGGCTACGATTGTGATTTATTAGATAGTACGGATCCATGTGCTGATTTTGAAATGTCCCCAATGTTGGGAAACCACGTAGCGATTGTGGCCAAGGGTCGTTGCGGTGGATCTGTAAAACTGGCCGATAAGGAAATTAACATGAGTAAATCTGTGAACTTTCTAGATACCTTATTAGGTGCATTCGGCATTAAGTTGTCAGATGAACAGAAGCAAAAGGTTGAAGAGGAAGAGAAAAAAGAAGCTGGTGTACCGTCTGATGAGGGTAAGCCAGAGGACGGTACACCTGAGGAGAAAAAGTCTGACGATAAACCAGAAGACGACCCTGAGAGTGACGAAGAGAAGAAAAAACCAGTCAAAGATGCGGATATGGCCTCAGAGATTGCGGCTCTTCGTAAACAATTAGCCGATGAGAAAGCAGAGCGACATGCGGAAAAATTGCGTAGTGCAGTTTTAGCTGATGCGCAATCGTCATTCCCTACAATCAAAATTGTTGATAGCGATAATGCTCGATCTATTCGTGAAAAAGCCATTATTGAAAGTGGTTTATATGAGACTCAAGCACTTAAAACACTAAGTGATGAGGCAGTAACGGCAGTTTATGAGGTGGCTAAAAAGCACTCAGTAAAGGATGTGAATTCAGGTGTTGGTAAAGCAATAGTGACAGATTCAAAGCCAGAAGCAAACACGATGATTGATTTTAATAGCTTATATAACATTAAGGAGTCTAAATAATGACATATGCAACAATGGCAGCAGTGGCCTCAGCTGGTGATGTGGGCAAAGGTGGTTTAGCAAACTCAAAAACAGTTGCTTACAAAAATGATGGCGAAACAGCATTGCGACCAGGTCTCTTTGTCGCACTTTCAGAAAAAGGAGGTGTTCAGGCATTGGCGGCTTTAACTGATAAAGTAGCAGGCGTTGTGGTTCGCTCAATTGTTTATGGTGAAAAGAAAAAGGGCGAGACAGTAGATGTGATGCATATTGGTGTGGCCGATAGCATTTTTGTTGAAGTAACACCAGAGAAAACGGTTCAGTGTGGTAATACTGTACATGTTACAGCGGTAGGTGAACACGCAGGTACCATTCAAGGCACAACCGAAGAAAGCGTTACTATCGAAACACCTTTTACAGTGATTAAAGTCGTAGGCAATATTGCCGAAATTACTCGTTTATAACCCTTTATAAAGAGAGATAAGAATGGATCATTTAAATATTCTACAAACAGCCCTAACTCAGGTAAGTAAAGACATTTCAATGACGAAATACCCTGAGATTGTATTTCCTCAATTCGTGTACGTAGATTCAAGTGCTGATCGATTAATGGATTTCCGACAACATTTAACAGGTGATGTGACAGGGGATTTAGACGACGGTATTATTGATATCAATACAACGGTATTTGACCAAGTGGATATTAAATTTGGTTCTCGTACTACTCCGTTATTCCCTTGGTTAAAAACAGTAAGTTGGACGTTACATCAGCTTGAGAAAGCAGCTAAATTTGGTGTTGCTATTGACACAAGCAAAATCAAGTCATTAAATTTGAATGCTCAACAGACATTGCAAAAAGTAGCCTTTATCGGTCATGCTCGTAAAGATGGCGTTAAAGGGCTTTTAAATAGTCCTGATGTTACCATTCAGGAAGCTAAGATTAAAAAAGCTATTAACACAATGACATACGATGAGGCAACTGCTACGTTCAAAGATATGTTTTTAGCTGTGTTTGACCAAACGAATCTTATTGCTGCACCAGATACCATTGCTATATCGTATGATGACTATGCTTATTTAGCATTTTTGGAGAAAGACCATAAAGAGAAAACAGCGTTACAGTGGTTACAAGAACATTTATCTGGCGCTGCAGGTAAGGCCGTGAGCATTAAACCACTTCCTGGAGGTTTTGCTAAGTTGGCGACAGCAGGTTCGAGCAAAAAACGTGCGATTGCATACATCAATGATGCTGAACATGTGGTCTTTGATGTTCCTCAATCGCCTACTATCCTGACAGCAGAAAAAGTTGGTTTAGTCTCGTTCCAATCTGGTTTACAAATGGCTTTTGGTGGTGTGACGTTTAAAGAGCCACAATCTGCGATTTATGTAGATTACTAAGAGGTGAGTTATGCAGACAGTTGACGAATTTAAACTGCGATACCCTGAATTTAAAGATACCGACGCTAATGCAGTCGGTTTTTTTATGGAAGATGCTGATGCTGAAATAGATAAGGCTCGTTGGGGAAAGCTATTTAAACGAGGGCTGTTTGCACTAACAGCTCACTTGATTCAATTGGCTAATCAAGCGAAAGAGACTGGTGGAGCTGCAGCGAAAGATGTCGTATCAGAAACTGCTGGTTCTTTGTCTGTTGCCTATGCACCGACTGCTACACCAACTGATGGCTCGACCTATCACCTAACAGCCTATGGTCAAGAGTTCTTACGGCTACGTAAACTCGTTGGTATTGGTTTTATGGTGGTGTAAATGAGTGTATCAAACTTAATCAAAAGGCTAGAAGCATTTGCGACTAAAGCAGTTTATGTAGGAGTACCAAAGGAGAATAATCCTAAGGTGGACGGTGATTTTAGCATGAGCGATTTAGCAGCGGTGCATGAGTTTGGTAGTGAAGACGGACATATTCCGGAACGCTCATTTCTGAGGACTAGCGTTGTAAAAAACAAAGCGAAGTATTTCAGATTCTTTGGGGATAGGCTGATTACAAGCAATGACTCAGAGAAAGCGTTGAACGAGCTTGCTGAATTGGCTAAAGGGGACGTGCAAGAAAACATTGTGAATGGTGATTTCAAAGCACTTGCTCCTGAAACCATTAAGCGAAAAGGTTCAACAAAACCGCTGATTGACACAGGCAAGCTCAGACAATCGATTACAGGAGTAGTACGTGATGAGAATTAATCAGCTCGGACGAATTTACTCCAGTAAGTTTAATCGTCAGTTTGAGGTTAAGCGGTTGTATGGAGAGCATAGCGCATGGGGTTTTGATGGTGAATATGTGTCAGAAGTAATTACAGGCATTATCACACCGACTTCACCTAGCGATATGCAAGTCTTGCCAGAACAAGAGCGTTACCTACCAACGATTGTGGTTTTTACTAAGGACAGCTTAGCTATTGGGGATATCGTGGTTTTTAATGGTCACGATTACAAAGTTAAAACGAAAGAAGATTGGAGTGATTATGGATATTTCCACTACCTCGCGGTTCGATATAGCGAAACTGCGCACCCTGATTCAGGAGGTTTTGACATTACCTAAGGGCACGGTTGTACCTCAGTATCAACCAGAATTAAAGAGTAAAGCCTTTATTACGGTCAATATTGTTTCTCAACAAGAAATTGGAGCATCAAGGCTAGTCTTTGATGGTGAAAAAGAAACTGTTAAATCTAGTCTTATTTCGATGGTGTCAATTTCATGCTATGGGAAAAATGCGGTAGAAATGACCCTAAAGCTCAAAAGCATATTACAAGCTACCCGAGTGAGAGAGAGATTACGAGGTATTGGTGGAGCAATCATCAATATGTCAGATGTTCGCAATCTCACCTATGTTCTCGGAGCATCAGCTGAGGAGAGAGGGCAATTTGATGTTTATATTACTCACAGTCATGTCACAACCCTATCACTTGAACCAATTGAACTAGTAGATATTTATACAAACAACAGCATTCATCAACATATTACAAAGGATTGATTATGGCCTTATCCATTTCAAATATTGTCAATGTACAGCTACAAACAGTACCTAAATCAGCTACTAGACGTGATTTTGGTACGGTATTGCTTATGACCCCAGAGTCTGGTAACGCTTTTACTGACTCTAAAACACGTTATGTTTATGTTAACAGCCAAAATGAGGTAGAACAGTTATTTGGTACTCATTCTGAAACAGCACGAGCATCACAACCATTCTTTGCTCAAAAACCACGAGCAAAACAGTTGGTTATTGGTGCATGGAATAAAGTACAACGCACTATCAATGCAACATCTAACCAATTGACAGGCGCTAGTTTAAATGACTCCTTAGAGGTTTTTAAACGAGTTATTCAAGGACAATTTTCAATACGTCTTGGTGGTGTCGAAAAGAAAATAACTAATCTTAACTTCTCAGAGGTTCAAGATTTCAATGGTATTGCGAGTTTGTTACAAACTGCTATTAATGAAGAGGGGTTAAAAAATTATACAGTAACTTATGACCAAACGGGTAATCGATTTATCGTATCATCTGCCGAATCAGGTGTAAGTGATGACACTATAGTCGGCTATGTATATGGTAATGCCGATAGTAACTATATTGGCGCTATGTTGAAGTTAGAGGATGGGCAGGCAACGCGTCAATTAGGGGTAGATTCAATCAATATTAGCGCAGAAACGCCAGCAGAAAGCTTAACTAATTTGCTTGACATCAATAATGCATGGTATGGCTTATGTTTTGCTGCTCAGTTGACAGATGGAGAAATTGAGGAAGTTGCTAAGTTTGCACAAACAAACGTTAAATTATTTGCCCTAAATGTTATTAAAAGTACTCAGCTAGAGTTTGAAATAGGCAATATTATAAAGAAACTCTTTGACGCACAGCTTGATCATACTTTGGCTGTTTACGACAAAGATGATCTATATGCAGCTCATTCTGCTATTGCTCGCTTACTGTCAGTAAATTTTGCAGCGCAAAACTCAACATTAACGCTGAAGTTTAAAACTCAACCGACGATTACCGCTGACCAGGTAACAGGTACGGAATACCAAAAAGCAAAACGACTTGGTATTAACGTGTACACCTATTTTGATGATGTACCGTTAATTGCTGAGGGGACGGTTATTGGTGGTAAGTTTGCAGATGAAATCGTAATTCTAGATTGGTTCCAAGATGCTGTCCAAAAAGAAGTGTTTGCTCGTCTGTATAAGTCGCCAACAAAATTACCTCTCACAGATAAAGGTAATGCTGTATTAATTGATGCTGTTATTTCTGTATGTCTAGAGGGTATTAATAACGGTGCTTTTGCTCCTGGAAAATGGACTGGGAATAGTTTCGGTGAATTAGAGACTGGAGACCACTTGGACGAGGGCTACTATGTATGGGCAGCACCAATGGATACGCTTAGTGATTCCGATCGTGAACAGCGTCGTGCGACACCCATTCAAACGGCGGTTAAGTTAGCTGGTGCAATCCACTTCTCTGACGTAATCATTAACTTTAATCGATAGAGGGAAATTATGAAGATTTTTGACCCAAAAGAAGTACTGGTGCTATTAAATGGTCGAGAAATTAGCGACTGGGGTGACGGTGGTGACCAAATTAAGGTGGTGAATAACTCGCCGAATGGTCAGATGGTGATTGGCAATAACGGCAAAGGCGTGTTTATTGCTAATCCAGACGAATCAGGCACGCTAACTCTCAAGCTTAAACAGCACTCAGCAGATAACAAGTATCTAAGCCGTTTACACCAACAGCAAAAACGCTCAATCAAGACGTTTGTGCCTTTTACCTTAACCGTTAAAGACTTAATTAATGAGGATTTAGTAGTAGCGACTAAAGGTTATTTCACCACAGCTAAAGAAATGACTCGTGGTAATGCACATAACCCACATACTTGGGAAATTGTCTTTGAGCAAATGACCATTACTCATGAAGAAGGAGTTAATCCATGACAGAAACGCATGCAATTGAGCTAGACAATGTTACTTATACGATGACACCAGCTAATGCTATGGCATCGTGGTCAGCCCTTAAAATCGCTTTAGGTTTATTGAGTACGGTTGATTTTTCGAGCACCAATGTAGCGTCTGAAGATGATGAGTCGTTGAACGATGAGGATAAGGCAAAAGCTAATCAGCAACGTCTTGGCTTAACTATTATTACTTCATTAGCTAGTAACTTAGGTCATCCTGCGGTTAAGCAAATGGAGGATATTGTGTTGAGACACACCAGTGCTCAGATTGATGGTGGTAAACCATATCGTCTAAGTAATGATCTAGATAGTCATTTTAATAAATATCGCAGTCACCTGATTACGGTACTTATTACGGGACTGAAATATCAGTTTGGCGATTTTTTCTCAGGTGGGGGTGGATTACTGAGCAATATTCTGCCCTCATCAATGGTGAAGTAGATAACCAGTCAAGCAGTAATGTTGACTGGTTTATTTTTACGCCAATTATCAGACATTACTGCTCACTGCATGAGTTAAGGACAGTTTATTCCTTGGGGGATTTGCTGTCATTTCATGAAGTGATTATTGAAATTCTACATACGGAGCGAAAAGCCCATGATTCTAGAAGAACTACTCGTTAAAGTCGGTGTTAAGACAGATACAAGAGAGCTAAGTAAACTTGAACTGTCACTTAAAAATTTACCTGCCATTGCGGGTGCGGTGGGGGCAGTAGCAGCTGCCTCTATTGCTGGGCTTAGTGCTTTTGTGAGTATGAGTTTAAATGCGCTTGATTCTATCCACCAACTATCAAATGAAACAGGCGTTGCGGCGGATAAAATTTATCTGTTAGGCAAAGTGGCAGAACTTAACGGCTCATCTGTTGAAGCAGCAGAAACCTCTTATAAAGGCTTATCTAAGGCGATTGGTGAAGCGGCTAACGGTATCGGCCTTGGAGCTAAAGCTTTTGAGAACTTTGGTATTAAAGCTAAAAATGCAGACGGATCAGTACGTGATGCCTCTGAAGTCTTAGAGGATATTCGAGAGAAGATGCAAGGCTTAAGTGATCAACAACAAATTGCGATGTTGGCGAAGCTTGGTATTGATGCATCATTAATTCAGACTTTACGTCTCACCAATGAAGAAATGGCTGAGGCGTTATCCAACGCAGAAGCTTTAAGCCTAGGGGTTGGTACACAGGAGAATGCAGCAACAGCAGCCGCTTTTCAAGACTCTCTTGCAGAGGTCGGTCAAATTGCAAAAGGGGTGGCAGAGTATTTTTCTCTTCGACTCGCTCCAGCACTTATGCGAATTATCGGATTATTTCGCGATTGGTTTATCGAAAATAACCAGTTAATCAGAAATGGATTAAGTATTTTTGCAGGAATCTTGGCTGGAGCGATTGATGTTATTAGTGCATTAGCAAATGTACTCAATACTATTATTGGAGGAACTATTGGCTGGGAAAATGCACTCTATGGTCTAGTGGCTGTCTTTGCAATTGTCAAAAAAGCCATGATCATGGCTTTTATAACTAATCCTATTGCGTGGGTAGTGGCAGCGATAGTTGGATTAATCCTGCTGATTGATGATTTTATCGCTTATATGCAGGGAGGAGAAACAGCACTCGGTGATTTTTGGGAGCCTTTGGCTAAAGGGGTTGATAAGGTTATCGAGATCATTGATGAGCTAAGACCTATCATCGCTGAAATAGCGGAGTGGTTTAAGCCTATTGTTGACTTAATGGTTGAGCAGCTCAAGACAGCTTTTAACATTATCGGTAATCTATTTAACTTACTGGTTGGGATTTTCACACTAAACGGTGAGGTAATTTCAGAGTCTATCCAGGGACTGATAACAAATATTGTTTCGTTATTTACAAATGGCTTTGAAGGACTGACATACATCTTTAACGGATTATGGACATTTATCCAAGGCTTTTTTGCGCTTTTACTGGATGGCATTAAGTTTTGGTGGGGTAAGCTTCGCTCTGTCTTTGACGCAGAAGGTTTGGCAGAACCCTTTGATCGTTTTACTAATTACGTTACAGGATTATTTGACCGTCTGCTTGCTTGGATTTCTAAGCAATGGGATGAGCTGAAAGAAGTTTTTTCTACTGATTCGTTAGGCGAGGGATTATCTAAGCTCGGACAACTACTGATTAGTACTGTTGTTGATGTACTTTCGCTTTTGGGCGAGATAGTTGTTTCTATTTTTGATTTGATTTATGCACAAATTGAGTCTTGGTGGGATGATTTTCTTGCTTTATTCAATGTCGAAAGTATTGGTGAGCTTTTTGATAAGGTCTGGGATTTTATTACAGCACCATATCGTAAAGCGTTTGACTGGGTGAAATCAAAATGGAATGCCTTTAAATCAACGTTTACTTTCAATTGGCTAAAGTCTGCTTTTAATCAGGTTTGGAACTTGATTACAGAGCCTTATAGAAAAGCGTTTGACTGGGTGAAATCAAAATGGAATGCCTTTAAATCAACGTTTACTTTCAATTGGCTAAAGTCTGCTTTTAATCAGGTTTGGAACTTGATTACAGAGCCTTATAGAAAAGCGTTTGATACAGTCAAACGAGCTTGGGGTATTTTTGCAGCATCAGGGTTCTCTTTTGAGGGGCTGGCTAATGCTTTTAGTTATGTGATAGAGGTTATTACAAGACCATTCGAAGATGCTTGGAATCTAGTTAAGCAAGAATGGAAAGTATTATCAGATAGTGGATTTTCTTTTGATGAGTTAAGCAAAACATTTAGTAAAGTTATAGATGTTATCACCGCTCCATTTGATGCCGCTTTTGGATGGGTTAAGGAACAATACAACAAGTATATTCAGCCAATTATTGATTCTATTTCAAGCATAGAGTTGCCAAGTTGGCTTGGTGGTGGGGGAAAAACGGTAGAGCAACATATTCAACAGGGAGGTAAAACAGTTACACGACCTGATGGGTCATTGGCTATACCTATTACAGATAACGCCAAGGCTGGAGCGGTCAATAATACGACTAATAACAATACTCAAGTAAAAAATGATACTAGTGTAAATATTAATCTTACAACGACCAATACTACCAAGGGGGATGCTTTAATGATAGGCAATGAAGCAGCAACAGCAGTCCGTAACGTACAAAGCTCTATATTAGCTTAGGAGTAGTAATGTTTAATTTTGTGAGTGTCTCTAATCACGCTATTGGTGAGATTGTGTTGGATGTGATAACAAGTGAGGAGCATGAATCTGAACTTGTTATCACAGAAAATCCTATTGAAAGTGGTGCACAAATTGCAGACCATGCTTATTTAAACCCTAAGGTAGTGACGATTATAGGAACAATGGTTGACCACAATCATCAATCACCTTTGGGTGTTTTAGGTAATTTCCCTTTTTTGCGGGGGGCATTGGATTTTCTCAATCAATTGCCCTTGCCTGTGAACGTCGCTAACTATACTGCTAATGCATTAGGTAAATTAGCAGTGGTAGCGGGTCGTTTTGGTGCAGTAGCAGACACTCTTAATCAAGTGCGAGCATTGGCGCCATGGATGCCTGACTTTAATTTGAAAGATTTATTGGGGGGGAGCGGTGATAGCCGAGTACAAAAATGCTATGCCGATTTAGTACAGTCTCAAAAGTCTGGTGAGCCTATTGAAATAAATACTGGTGTGAGTTTGTACAAGAACATGCTCATTCAGAAAGTGGCTGTGTCTCAAGATAAGCTCGGAAGTGCAGTGTTTACGATTACCGCTCGTGAAATCTTTATTGTCGATACGGCTTACGTAAAGACAGAGGGGAGTGCTAATGGTAGCAAAGGGGGCAAAAATAAAGGTCCTAGCGGAAGTAGCAAAAGTGGACGAGCAGCAATTCAATCTGCTAGTAAGACACAAGCTGGAAGTACTCAAGCGACAAATACTCGTAAATCTATTTTAAGTGAGTGGGGATTAGGCTCTAGTGGAAGGAGGCAGAAATAATGTATTTAGTTCCTGTTTTAGTTGGTGTGCCATACCAAGAGCAAGTTCTTGACTTTGAAGGGATGAAAATCCGACTCACGCTTAAATATAACAGCATAGGCCGCTTTTGGACAATGGATGTCTTTGAGGTAAGGTCAAAGCGAATGTTTGCTCAAGGGCTAAGTTTAGTATGTGGTATTCCTCTGTTGAATAGAACCTTACAGTCATTCGAGATGTTTGTATCAGATGAGTCAGGAGAGAACCTAGATCCGATTGAACTATCAGACTTGGGCACCAGAAACCTTTTATTTATTGATTTAAAAGAAAGATTATGAAGCAATACGGAAGACGCTGGCAAGTTGAAATCATCGGTGATGATAATACCTTGATAGTAGATAAATTGCGGGTAGGGTTTGAGGTGGATAAAACCATTAACGAAAAACCTAATCCTGCTTTTATTCGAATTTGGAATTTAAATCGAGACCACCTTAACCAGTTATTAAACAAGGAATATACGCGTATTGTCTTGTCGACAGGCTATCAAGAATTACGTCCTATCTATAGTGGTGACATTACAAAAGTAAAGGTTATGCGCGAGGGTGTGGACTTTGTACTTGAGATAGAGAGTGCTGATGGTTTTAAAGATTACACCACAGCTAGGTCTAGTGTAACGTTAAAAGCAGGCGCTACTGACGAAGAAATTATCGCAGAAGTACAAAAGACTATGCCGAATGTTAAGCGGGGGGCATTGGATTTTCCGAACAAGCGAAAACTTCCTCGAGGTCGAGTGCTTAACGGTGACTCTCGAGCTATCTTAAGAAAGATTGCTGTGAATAATAAAGCAGACTGGTCTATTCAAGATGGGGAGCTTATTTTTCTACCTAGAGATAAGGTGCTAGATACCGAAGCTGTTCTTTTATCGCAAGATACTGGTTTGATTGGTTCACTGGAACAGACGGATGATGGCTTAGAGTTGACCTGTTTGCTTAACCCATTATTACAAATCGGCGGAATGGTTCGGTTAGAGTCTATCCTCGAATTTTTTAATGGTGAGTACAAGATTGTTAAACTGGCTCATACAGGAAATAGTATGGATAGTGAGTGGCACAGTAAGATGACTGTGGTTGGTGGTAAGTTCCAAAAAGTGGAAGATAAAGGGAGTAAGAAAAAATGAGTGATTATAGTTATCACAATGCAACAGTTGAATCAGCGGTTGACGCACAGACTGAAAAAGCGATTAAAGATATCCATACATCATTGCCTGCCAAGGTAATTGATTTCAATTCTACTTTACAAACAGTCACTTTAGCTGCACAAGTAAAGCAGATTTTGATAGATGGAAAAACGGTTCAAATCCCTCCATTGATGGATGTGCCTGTGAACTTTCCTCGAGGAGGTGGATTTGCAGTAACTTTTCCATTACAAGCAGGTGATGAAGGTATTGCTATTTTTAGTGAACGCTGCATTGATGGATGGCATACTTCAGGTAAAGCTACAGAACCATTGGATTACCGCTTTTGTGACTTATCTGATGCTATGTTTATCCCAGGTATTTGCTCACGCCCTAATACGATTAAAGGATTTTTTACTGATGGGTTGTCATTACAGACATTAGATGGCAGCACATTTATCAGGATTACAAATGGAAAAATTCTTATCAAGGGGGAAATAGAACAGAACGGAGGTTTTGTAAGTAGTGCAGACGTAGTAGCGAGTGGCATTTCTTTAACAAACCATGTTCATGGGGGGGTGTCATCTGGTGGCTCTAAAACATCAGGTCCACAATAGGGAGTTTTCATGAGAGTTAGACGGTTAGACAGTAATCATGATTGGACTTTTGGTTCAGGCTATTCAAATTATGCACAAGACTCAGAAGCTATTGCTCAAGCTGTTAAAACACGCCTTTGGTCATTTAAGGGTGATTGGTTTTTAGATTTAGAACATGGAATTCCTTGGTTTGAACAGATGGAGAGGGTGGATTTAAAACGCTTAGAAGTTCCATTGATGGCGTATATTCTAGAGACGGATGGCGTTAAGCAAATAGATAGTTTCACCATGACACACGATAGTGAAAACAGGAAATTATTGATAGAGGTGTCTTATACAGATATTTTTGATGAAAAAAATTCAATTAATAACCGTTAGTTATAAATATACTAACGGTTTTTTTATTTGGTGAGTGATATGGCAACAGTAACAAAGTATGGAATTGTCACAGAAAGACTTGATGAGATTATTCAAAAATTTAGTGATGGTTTTAGAGCAATTTATGGGCAAGCTATAAATATTGACCCAGACAGCCCAGATGGTCAAATGATTGGATTAATTTCACAAATTAAAGTTGATTTTGAGGAACTTTTAGAAAATGTCTATAAACAGCTTGACCCCTACCGAGCGACAGGCGTTTGGTTGGAGCAACGTGCGGCTTACTCTGGGATTGTACGAAGAGAAGCGAAGAATAGCTATTTGTACTCCGTTATTTTGACTGGGGATCCGTACACGGATATCCCTGCTGGATTGGTCTTGGTTGACGAAAACAAGAATAGATGGACGCTCGTTAAAGCAACACAGCTTAATTCTTTAGGTTCTGCACGAGGTGATTTTCGTAGCGAAGAACTGGGGGCATTCTTTGTGAAAGAGGGTGATAGCTTAGAAATTGAAACGGTAATCGTTGGTTTAAATAAAGCGGTGGCGTTTCAAAATGCGGTATTAGGCCAAGAAGAAGAGACGGATGTTGAATTAAGACAGCGTCTTTTTTTATCGCATGCACAAAATGCCGTAAACAGCTGCGAGGCTATCCGAGCAAAGTTGCATGGCTTACGTGATGTTGAACAGGTGCTTGTTCTAGAAAACACCAGCAATGATACAGATAGCCAAGGCGTTGAGGGGCATTCCATCAATGCCATTATTATTGGTGGTGATGATAATGCCATCGCTGAGGTCATTTACGAAAACAAAGGTGCAGGAGCTGGCTTACAAGGTGCAGTAGAAGTTAATCTACTCACAGAAAAAGGCAACAGACTGATTAAGTTTGATAGAGCCACTGTTATGGATATCTATATTAAAGTTGTCATTGTACGAGAAACTGACTTTACTCAAGTTGATACGGATCAATTAAAAGCAGAGTTGGCCAACCTGAAGTTTGATATTGGACAAGACGTTGCATTAAGTCGATTGTACTCACCTATTAACAAAATTGATGGATTTTGGGTGCGAGAGCTTAAGGTAGGCAAGACAGCGGAGAGTCTGGGGACGAGTAATTTGTCTATTGGTATCAGGGAAGTGGCTCGGGTACTTGAGGGTAACGTACAAGTTGAGGTGGAGTAATGGCATATGCTGAGTTATTGATTTGGCAATACCGTGGTAAGCCAAAAGCCAAGGCAACAGCAACGTTATTAGATGGCTACTTATCGGCGAGTTTCCAAGACGCTATTGATGTAATGAACGTCCTGAACATTGAAACAGCACAAGGGGTCAATCTTGATATGGTTGGTCGTCATGTTGGGCAATCAAGAACACTAAAAAATTATGCACCTATCGGATTTTTTGGTTTTAAAGATGGGTTTGGAGCAATGCCTTTTAGTAAGGAGAGAAAAGGAGGCGGGCAATGGTATAGATACAGAGACCCATTGCGTCAATCAGTCAGTTTAAATGATGAAGATTATCGTTTCCTGATTAGAGCACGAATTAGCCGCAACTTTCAGACAGCAACGCTACCTAATCTTATTAGTGCACTGACTTTTATTTTAGGAGGTGACTGTATTGTAACCGATAACTACGATATGACAGTCACAATACAAATTCCAGAGGTTTATAAAACGAGATTTAAGGCGTTTGCTTTGGAAGAGTTAGATATTTTACCCCGAGGCACAGGGGTTAAGTACAACATAATTTGGGGTGATGTGCCTATCACTAAATATTTTGGATTTAGAAATGCTGCTAATGCTCTTGGTTTTAGTCAAGGTGGTGAGGGTGGCGCTAAGTTTTTTATTATGAATAAAGGAAATTAGAAATGGCAATTATACAAAAACCAGATGAAAGTCTTTTTGCTAGTACTGCTCAATTAGGAGAGGTTGAAAATTATCCAGATATTGGACGAGGTTTTGGCGTTATGTTTGAAATGTTCCAAGGTATCCCTCCAATGGAAATGTTCAATCACCTCATGAAACGTATCGATGAAAAGGATATGTATCTTTGGCAACAGGGAATACCTGACTGGTCATCTACGATGGATTATCCACAATATGCGTTGGTAAAGCGTAGTGGTAAGGTTTACATTGCAAGACAAAGCAACACCAATAGAGACCCAGCGACGGTATCAAATAGCGATTTTTGGGAGTCTTACCTAAAAGATGTGGAAATGCTGTTAGATGCATCACCTCGAGTGGTTGCTAGTGTGCCTTCTACTAAAATTAGTGACATAATTTATGTCATTGATAAAGCCTGCTTTATGAGACGGCAGACAATCGGTAGTTGGATTGGCTATGCATCCGACCAGATTGGTAGTTTAGTCGCTGGTACAACTAGGGTGCCACGTGCCAATGAAATTGATGCTATTGGACAAACTATTAGTAAAACTGTATATCCAGGATTATGGGCGTTTGCTCAGCAAAATGGCTTAGTCGTACCGTCAAGTAGTTGGAGTGCTGGAACGTATTACTTTGCGGACTTGGGTGGTGATAATTTTAAAGTACCTGATGAACGTAATATGTTTGTGCGATTTACAGGTACTGACGCAGACAATGCAAATGTTAGACAGCTTGGTAGCTATCAAGGTGACGCTATTCGAAATATCTATGGTACTTTTAGAAGTGCTGATGTTGGTGGATTAGAGCCGAGCAACAGTCTTTTTATAACTAAAGAAGTTGAATCAGCAGTTACTCTATTGCGTGACAATTCTGGACATACTATTCATGATACAGAACAGACTTTTGACGCATCACGTGTTGTACCTACTTCTACAGAAAACAGGGGTATTAATACTGCATTAGCACCACGAATCATAGCTTTTTAATATGCGATTATGCGAGGGGCTAAATGCGTTGCTTTCGGTGCTGTTTCTGCTGAACCTGTTTCTGAAATATACACCCAATGTGCGCCATCGTATTGTGTATTAGTGATATCACCGCCAGCATCAGGATTATTTGTTCGCATAGGCGATTTTCCAGATCCAGTATAACTTGGGTGTTTCATTGTGAAGTCTGCATCGAAACCAGCAACGTTATATTTATGTGAGTGTCGTTTGACGCTGTCAGCTTTATAAGACCCTAGTAATGTCGCATTTGCATTGTTATTGACATAACAAAAAAACTCACCACCTATTAATCTTTAACAGTGTAGTGAGTCACAAAATAAAACCAATTAAATCAATATTATAAAAGCTGTAGTAGCATTTGATTAATTACATTAAATTGTAATTGTCCTAGTTGACTTTGTGCTAATTTTTGACCTAACTGTATAACATCAGGATGATAATAACGCAATAGCATTCTAGTATCTTTATGCCCAGTTATTCTTGCAAGCTCATGCATAGAATAAACGCTGGCTAATCTACTTGTTGCCTCATGTCTCAAATCGTGAAATCTTAAATCAGTCAGAATAACTTTATTTTCTTCTTGATGGTATTTTTCACAAGTTTTAATATAGTCTTCTCTTGCTAGTAATAGAGCACGATGAAAGCTCTTGCTTACAGCGGATGTTGATATATTAAATAGCTTATTTTTACTATTATTTTTTGATAAATAATTAATCAATGTGTACTTGGCTATGGGAGATAAAGGAATAGTTCTACTATCACCATTTTTACTGTCTGGGATGAATAATGTTCCATCTTCAAAATTAATATGTTCACGTCTTATATTTATAATTTCACTACGCCGCATTGCTGTTTCAACAGCAATGCAAATAATCGTTGGTAGTACTTTAGATTTTGTTCTTTTTATAATCCAGTCTAATTCATTTTTTGGGCTTTCGATAGGGTTTGATCCTAATATGGTTATGTTCTGAATAATTCGTCTATTTCTATCGTTTTTAACTTTAGGTTTTTTAACTAATTTGACTGGGTTATCAGGTATGTAATATAGTTGCCATTCATACTTTGCGACAGAATATATATTTGAGAGAAATGCGAATCTTCTAATAATTGTTGCGGGTTTAAGTGATATTGACCATAAGTCTCGTATTTTAATTAAGTCAGATGATCTTATAGAAATGATCTGTTTGTTAATAATTGCTGTACGCTTCCACGCACGAGCAATAGATATTTCTTGATAATGTGATTTTTTTTAATAGATATTTCATTTAAATACCTATCAATCATCGATAATAATGTTGGACTATTTTTAGTGAGTCGTAATTTTTTATTCATTTTTTAACCTTGAAAAAATACCATTTCTGGCGAAAGAAAATAGTAAACAAGGTTTTTATGCTTTGTATATTAAGTAGTTAACCTTACTACTTTTGTTAAAACATAAATAACAAAAATAAAGAGTATTTTGAATAAGATAGAGCAAGCATAATTAATTATCTATATAAACTAAGAGGTTAGTTATGACTGACTATCATCATGGTGTTCGAGTGCTTGAAGTTGACGGTGGCACTCGTCCTATTCGTACAGTATCTACAGCCGTTATCGGACTAGTCGCAACAGCATCGGATGCAGATGCAGAAGCTTATCCATTGGATACGCCAGTATTAATCACCAATGTACAAAAAGCAATTGGTACAGCAGGCAAGCAAGGCACATTATCTAAAGTGCTGAGTGCAATTGCGGCACAAACAAATACATTTGTTGTAGCTGTTCGTGTGGCAGAAGGTGAAACACCTGAACAAACAACATCAGCGGTTGTGGGAACGACTGTGGATGGTAAATATACAGGCATTAAAGCATTACTATCAGCTGAAACAGCCTTTGGTGTTAAACCACGCATTTTAGGTGCGCCAGGATTAGAAAATGCAACAACCATTGCTGAGTTAGTATCTGTAGCACAAAAATTACGTGGGTTTGTTTATGCTTCTGACCTAGTAAGTAAGACAAAAGAAGAGGTCACAACATTCCGTGAGACATTTGGCCAACGTGAATTAATGATTCTATGGCCAGCATTTAAACGTTGGGATACAGAGTCTAACAAAGAAGATGAGATCTGGGCATCAGCAATTGCATTGGGACACCGTGCCAAAGTCGATAAGACAGTTGGATGGCATAAGACATTAAGTAATATGCCAGTGAATGGTGTCACTGGTATTACTAAGGATGTTTTTTGGTCATTACAAGATCCAGATACAGATGCAGGTTATTTAAACCAAAAAGACGTGACAACCCTTATCAATAGCAAAGGTTTACGATTCTGGGGTAGCCGTACATGTGAAGGACCATCAAGTTTATATCCTTTCGAAAATTATACTCGTACCGCTCAAATCTTAGCGGATACCATCGCTGAGGCGCATATGTGGGCAGTAGACCAGCCTATGCATCCGTCTTTAATCAAAGACATGATTGAAGGCATCAATGCTAAGTTCCGTGAGCTAAAAGCGCAAGGACTAATCATTAATGGTCAAGCCTGGTTTGATCCAGATATCAATACCAAAGAGGTTCTGAAGTCAGGCAAAGTGTATATCGATTACGACTATACGCCAGTTCCTCCTGCCGAGAATATCGTATTCCAACAGCGGATTACTGACCAATATTTAGCTGATTTTGCTCAGCAAATCCAACAGTCATAGAGGTGAATGATGGCTTTACCACGAAAACTTAAGAACTTAAACCTATTTAATGACGGATACAACTATATGGGTATCGTCAAATCAGTCACATTACCTAAGCTTACCACTAAGACCGAAGAGTGGCGTGGTGGTGGTATGGATATCCCTGTTGATGTCGATATGGGGATGGAAAAACTTACTGTTGAAATTACATTAGGTGGCTATGATGCACAGGTGATGAAGCAGTACGCAGCGATTGGTGTTGCTGATACGTTATTACGCTTTACTGGTGCATTACAACGCGATGACTCTGGAGAAGTGATTGCTGTTGAAATCGTCATGCGTGGACGCTTTACTGAAATTGATAAAGGCGATGCAGAAGCAGGTGAAGATACAGAAGTGAAATTAACAGCATCATTGTCGTATTACAAAGAAGTGATGGATGGTGAAGAGTTAATTGAGATTGATGCATTAACAATGGTTAAAAAAGTCAATGGTTCAGATGTATTAGAACCATATCGTCGTGCACTAGGTGTTTAATAAGGAATAACTATGTCAGAAATCAAAAATAACGATGTTGTAGTCGTTGAGCTAGATGTACCAGTACAACGTGGTCAAACTACTATTAAAGAAGTTTCTATTCGTAAACCAAAAGCAGGTGAATTACGAGGAGTTCGTTTAGTGGATTTAGCCAACTTAGACGTAATGTCGCTGGTGACTGTTTTACCTCGAGTTACTCAACCCGCGCTAACCAAACAAGAAGTTGAGAACATGGATCCTGCAGATTTAACTGAAGTAGCAAGTAAAGTAGCACTTTTTTTGGTAACGAAGAAAGCCCGAGAGGATATCCAGTAGCAGTAGAGGAAGCGATGGCAGATATTGCTGTCGTCTTTCACTGGTCTCCCGATGTAATGGCGTCCTTTACGCTGACAGAACTCATGGAGTGGCGTGAACACGCACGTAAACGATATGAATCTGAGAGTAGTTAAATGGCTGATAATAAGTTAGAACTTAAAGTAATTACGTCATTACAAGACAAACTGAGTGCACCACTAAAAGGTATCGGTGGTGCCTCTTTACAAGCAGCAAAAGAGCTTGAAAAGCTTCAAACAGAATTAAAACAATTAAGTTCAACACAAAAAAATATTGAACAATTTAGAAATCTTAAAACATCTTTGGATGCATCTAAAACTGCATTTGAGACAGCACAGGCACGAGTAAAGGCTTTAGCACAAGAATTGTCCAAAACAGATGCTCCAAGTCGTAAACTGCAATCACAATTTCAAAAAGCTAAAAATGAAGCTTCACAACTGAAAGATAAGTTGTCATCACAATCAGTAGAGCTTCAAAAATTACGTACAAACTTATCAAATGCAGGTATTAGCACTAAGTCACTATCTCAAGGTGAGATTGGGCTGCGTCAAAATATTACAAGAACAAATGAAGCATTGACTCAGCAACATCAAAAATTAGCACAAGTTCAAACAGCTCAAACTAAATTGGCAGAAGCAAAAGATAAGTTTAAGGCTAAGCAAGACATTGCCTCAAAGTTAGCGCTTACTGGTGCAGCTAGCTTTGCAACAGGCAACAAAATTCTAGCCCCTATCGGTAGTGCGATGGGAGATTTTGCCTCATTAGAAGAATCATCAACACAGCTTAAGATTTCGATGATGACAGCAGGAGGAGAGGTTTCAACTCGATTTCAAGAGGTTACTGATTTAGCAACAAAGTTGGGGGATAGACTACCAGGAACAACAGCTGATTTCCAAAATATGATGACGATGTTAAAACGTCAAGGGATGACAGATGACACTATCCTAGGGGGATTGGGTGAGTCAGCAGCACATATGGGGGTCTTATTAAATCTTCAGGTTGAACAAGCGGCGGAGTATGCGGCAAAGATGCAGGATGCTTTACAAGCCCCTGAATCCGAAATGTTAAAAATTACTGATGGTATGCAACGAATGTATTATGCAGGGGTTGATGCCTCTAATATTCTTGCTGGCTTTTCAAAAGCAGCTCCAGCTTTAAAAACATTAGGTAAAAGTGGACATGATGCATTCCAAGAGTTAGCACCGATGTTGGCAATGTTTGACCAATCAGGGATGGATGGGGCTGCTGCAGGTAATGCACTGAGAAAAGTATTATCTAGAAGTATTGATAATGAGCGTTTATTTGATGCTAATGAGGAATTAAAAAACCAAGGTATTAAGTTCAGATTAGATTTTACTGATGGTAAAGGAGAGTTTGGAGGCGTTGATCATTTATTTAAAGAGTTAGAAAAGTTGCAAAATCTAACAAGTCAACAACGTAATAGTGTACTAAAGTACTTAATTGGCGATGATGCAGAAACGAATCAAGTCATAACCACGCTGATGTCTAAAGGTAAAATGGGTTATCAAGAGATGGCAAATAAATTGGCAGCCCAAGCCTCTTTAGATGACCGCATTAATGCACAGCTTAATACCCTCAAAAACACTATGGAAGCAGCTGAAGGTAGTTGGACTAATGCGATGGCTGAAATTGGTAAAACAGTAGCAGAACCATTGAAAGAAATTATTAATTTTTTTGGAAGAGTCGCTAATAGTATTTCTGAATTTGTACGTCAGAATCCTGTGCTTGTTGGTTGGTTAGTAAGAATTGTTGCAGGAATAGGTGGTGTATTGGTAGCATTTGGAGGTTTAGCAATTGTTATAGCAGGTATTATAGGCCCTTTGGCAATGATGTCCTTGTCATGGAAATTTTTAAGCATTTCTATGACAAGTGGTATTGGTATCTTAGGTAAGTTAGGTACAGCTTTTGGATTTGTTAAGACAGCTATATTTGGGATAGCCAAAGCATTACTGACCAACCCTTTGGTATTGGTGTTAGCAGCTATTGCAGGTGCAGCTTACCTTATTTATAGAAACTGGGACTACCTAAAAGCCAAAGCAATTGAAATTTGGACGAGTATTAAACAGCGGTTTACAGAGGGTTGGACATATTTAACTAACCTTACTAACACTATTGGCTCAGTATTAAAAGCAGCTTTCACAGCTGTTTGGAATAGCATAGTAAGTTTTTTTACAGGCATTTGGACTCAACTTAAAACAGCAGCGAGTGGAGGCTTAGCAGGTATTGCTGCCTTGATTGTAAACTGGTCGCCATTAGGACTGTTTTATCAATCCTTTGCTGGTGTATTAAGCTGGTTTGGGCTAGACTTGCCAGCCAACTTAACAGGAGCCGTCTCGACACTTATAAGCAATATCAGTAATAAGATTAGCACTTGGAATATCGCCAGCGTATTTCAGACCGTGTGGTCTGGCGTGACAGGACTATTCACAGGCTATGTAGCACAGTTTACCGAGTTCGGTTCTAACCTAATCAGCGGTCTTGTGAATGGGATTCGCAACATGGCAGGAGCAGCAAAAGAGGCAATTGCTAATGTCGGTTCTGGGGTAATCAGATGGTTTAAAGAAAAACTTGATATGCATAGCCCATCACGTGTATTTGTCGGGTTAGGTGGCTTTGTTAGTGAAGGCTTGGCAAAAGGTATTAACGCATCAGCAGCTATGGCGGTGAAAGCATCTAAAGCCTTAGCCACAGGAACATTAGCAGGAGCAGCTGCATTAACTACAGCAGCGTTTACCCCTCCTGTAGTTAATGCACCAGTAGTAGAGCCAGCTAACATTAAATTTGATCGTCGCCCTGGTTTAACTACACTGGCTCAGCAACAAGCGTCAACAGCACCTGCTGCACAAACTAATACACATAATAACCAAAGCGTCACAGAGCAAATCACTATCAATATTTATGGAGGAGCAATGGATCCACAAGCCATTGCCAAGGCAGTGAAGCAAGAACTAGAGCGTCGAGAGTCAGAGCGACGTAGTGCAATGCGTAGCCGTTACACAGACTATGGAGCATAATAATTATGATGATGGCATTAGGTTTTTTTATATTTAGTATTCATACACTGGCATACCAGAGCATGAGCCGTAGCGTCAATTGGCGACATCCTAGCAATAGTCGTGTGGGAGCACGGCCAGCATATCAGTTTGTCGGTGTTGGCGAAGAGAGCATTACACTAAGTGGCTGGATAGCGACCGAGCTAAAAGGGTCATCACTGTCTTTAAGCGTGCTTGAAAAAATGGCCGACACAGGTAAAGCCTTTACACTTATCTCTGGCATGGGATGGTTTTACGGTGCTTACGTGATTGAGGAAATCACAGAGGACAGAACCATTTTCTTTAGTAACGGTTTCCCACGCCGCATAGACTTCACCATCAAGCTTAAAAAAGTAGATGAAAGCCTGATTGATAAACTACTTGGCGATTTAAAAATCCCAGAAATTGGGAGCCTATTCTAATGCTAGTAAGCCATCATCTAAAACCTATTTTCAGAGTGACATTGGACGGACAGGATATTTCTAGCCGTTTATCACCACGTTTAATGTTGTTAAGTATTACAGAAACACGAGCGGATGAAGCAGACCAATTGGATATCACCTTAAGTGATGCTGATGGCTTATTAGCTATACCAACCCGTGAGGTTAAGATTAAGGTCGCTATTGGTTTTGAGCATACAGGCTTGGTAGATAAAGGCGAATTCAATATTGATGAAGTCGAGTACCGTGGCGCACCTGATACCATCACGATTAAAGGGCGTTCAGCAGAATTAGATGGACCACTCCGCACACGCACCGAGCGTAGCTTTCATAATAAGACGGTGGCAGATATTGTCAAAACTATTGCCAAGGCGAATAACCTAGAACCCATCATTGATAGATATGCAGGTACGAAAAAAATTGACCATATCGACCAGACCAACGAATCAGATATTACGTTTCTGAATCGCTTAGGAAAACGCTTTGATGTCGTGGTGACGGTTAAGGAGGGCAAACTATTATTTATCCCTACTCATGGTGGCAAAAAAGCCGACGGTACTAAAATGCCAACATTATCACTGGATAAGACAGATGGCGATAATTACTCATTTATTCAAGTCAGTCGGGACAGCTATACGGGCGTGACAGCATTTTGGATGGAACCGAGAAAATCCAAGAGAAATAAAGTTGTTTATGGTGCGATAGGGAATGCTAAACAGCTTAGAGAAACTTTTGCTAATGAAAAAGATGCACTAGAAGCGGCCAAAGCCGAATATCAACGCTTAAAAAGGGGGCAGAGTTTAATGCGTTTTGATATGGCCGTTGGTAATCCAGTGCTATCACCACAGTATATCGTGCAGTTTCCGAGAATGAAGCAACCGATTAATGAGATTGAATGGCTGGTAAAAAGCGTAACCCACAAGCTAGATGAGTCAGGATTAACAACGTCATTAGAGCTAGAGCTTGTGGGCGATGAAGAAGATAGTTAACCAGGGAAAAAATAATATGATAGGAGTACAGGTATAAGGATTAAAGCAATAAACGCCCAGATGGCGAACCTGTCGCCCTGTTTAGAAAGTTCGTTAGCTTCTAACTCAAGGATATAATCTTCAAATTGTTCTTTTGTCATCTCTTCAATTTTTTGAGGGCGCAATGCTTTTCTAAGAGCTCTTGCCAATTCATCCGTTGTGTAGTGTCTATCTAACATAACAGCCTCCCTAAAAAACATAACCATGTATCCATAATACACTAAAAGTGAATAAAACGCTTACAAATTATTCGCTTTTAGAGGGTTTTTGATTAAGCATGCATTTTTTCAGCAATATAAAATAAGCCGAAAAGGGTGATAAAAACAATCTGAAAAATAAAGAAGAAATATAACCCTGTTGCCACAAAAGAGAGCAAACCAAAGGTTGCTAAACTTAAGTTTAATGACAAAATTGCAGGGATAAAATTCATAATAATGGGTGATACTATGCACAAAATCAAACTAACAGCTGTTAAATAAGCAAACAGAAGACAAAGAAAATGCCTTCGAGTGAGAGGCATATCTTGTTTTTCGTAAGAGATTGAAGTATACATTTTGACAGTTTGAATATATTGACCATTCTTAATATATTCGTCTAGTTGCTGATTATTTCCCACAGCGATAATAGCCGCAAATGCAGCGATATAAAAGCCAGGTAGAATTTGAATCACTGATTGTATGGAAGTAATCATGCCTCCAGTATCCCATACCTTTAAGTATGGTTTAGCTAGAAGACTAAGGATAGAAATAATAAAAGCCAAGAATAGCGGGAACCATAAATCCACCCATCGTTTTGATGGGTGTTGGATGGTTATATAAGCGAATGGTCTGGATAATTGGTAACGTAACATGTGTTTATATTAACACAAACATCCTATCCTTAATATCTGTATTTATACTATCAAAAGCTGTTGGTAAAGGAGCACTAAAATTTTGAATAATCTCTCTTTTTATTAAATGTTTTTCTATGCTAATTTCGACTGTATTAGGGTCAATGATAAAAGAAGAATTATCTCCACTCTGACTTTTATAACCAATGCGTATTTTGTCTAATTTTTTAGCGACAGCTTTTTTACATAATCCCTGAACAACTGAAAGTCGTTGAATTGCGGACGCATTGATTTTTTCCAACTCTGCAGATAGTTTTATTGTGTGGCGTTTAGATTGAGTCAGTTTATCGTCATCCCAGTATTCTGGAGTGTGAATATCATCGATAATTTCTAAGGAGGTGATTTCTCCTTTTTTTAGCATGTTTTTTAAAGTCTCGTTTGGATGACCTTTTGATTCAAATTTATAAGCGATTGCATATGTTTTATCATCTATATCATAGTAAAACGATGTGGTCTTTGTTTTTAGTTTAGCGAGCTCTTTAGCAGTACGAGCTAATAACCGATCTACAATTGATACGGGTAATTTGGGTACATCCTCAAATAATACAGCATAAGTATCCTTTTTGATAGGCGATAAATTAATACAAAAATGCCCAGAATATGAATTACCTTCAATATAATTACCTTTTGAGTCTGTCTTTCTTTGCGTTTGACGAGAGGTTCTTCTTTGTTTTAGACTTTTTAGTGTTAAATCAGCCTCTTTACCATTGGTTAATGTAAATAGCAGGCAAGCTTTGTCTCCCTCAATCACTAAATCATCAAAGTGATATTTGAAAGATCCGTTGGTATCGGATATTTCAACATTATCTAGTACATGTTTATGTGTTTCTAAATCCAGAAGAAAGTCTTTTAATAGGTGAGAATCTTTAAGAGTAAGGTCCTTTTTTCGAAAAATTGATTGTCGGACGGTTAAATCGTAGTAGTTTACTTTTCTTGAAAGTGCATCCATAGTAATTAAATATTTAAATTAATAAAAAATCAAACAGGAATTTCACCAGTCTCAATTAGCCAATTAAAAGCTTGCTCATCCATCAGCACTAGTCCCATTTCTAGTGCTTTTTCTACTTTCTTAGGACCTGCATTGGGTCCAGTACAAAGAAAGCTTAAGTTTTTTGTCACAGACTTACGGACAAATAAATTATTTTCCAGACTACGTTTTTCCATTTCAGCGCGTTTAACCTCACCAAAACCCGTAAAGCAGATTTCTAATTTATTGTCATAATTAATATAGGAAGGGCGGTTAGGGTCTTTGGGTTTATTGCTTTTAACTTCAGGTTCAGGATCAGGTGCTTCACAAGCCCACCACTTCTGTATAGTGTCTAGGACTTCTAGTATTTGTGCTTTTCTAAAAGTTCTATAAGCATGATCGAACTCTTGGATGCCAGATAAATACTCAGAGGATTGTTGTGTGATGCGGACAAGGGAGCGCTTTGTAATATGTCCCTTACTATTTTTATAAACGAATCTAAAAGGCGATGTATAAGGGTTAATATGCATAGTTTCTCCCTTTGGGTCGTGATAATTAGTTATTTACACCTACAATGTCAACGTCAGCGAATCTTTTTTTAAAACACCAATTTCTGCTGTATAAATAACAGAGATAAGGCTATCTAATGTGGTTTGAGGGCGAGGGCGTCCCGTTTCTTTATAAAAATCAATAATACGTCCTGTCATTTTCAGCATCCTTTTTTTAATCAGATTTTGACCTACCTTTACAGACTTTTTTAGATTGGCTGACTGTCCCATCGTTACAGATAAAGCGACCTGATTCGCAATGAGAAATACCACCTTTTTTACCGCTGCAAGGCTCACGTCCACGAGCCTCTGCTGTTGTACTTAGTACAGCTAAACAAAGACCTAATACCACGAATAATTTCATTGTCTTCTCCCAAAAATATGAAATAGATTTAGATTAGAAACCTACGGCTGTTTTTAAAATTAATTCTTTTGCCTCGTTAATGTTTATATCCGTTTGTTTTGCTCTGAATAATTGTTTGGCAACATTGAGGGTTTGCTCTTTGGTGAGTGTTTTTTGATGACGCTCAAGCCAATCCTCTACTTCAAATAAGCAGCGTTGTAGTTCGACTAAATCATCTAGTGTCACAGATCGTTGACCTGTAAGGATATAGCCAATGTCTATACCCTTCTGATATAGAGAAAGTAGATAGGCACTATCTGGAGCACCACGTCCATTCTCATAATCAGATTGAGTCTTTCTTGAAACTCCAACTGATTCACAAAATTCATCTTGATTCTGCCCAAGACTTTTACGTATTTCTTTCAATCTAGACGCAATAGTACTCATTTGAAAAATATTTCACTCAATATATTGACTTTGAGTAGAAAACTACTCATAATTACATTTACATCAATTTACAACATAACGAATAAAACCGTTACAAGGTCCTACATATGAAACATACTACAAAACCACCCATAAACACAAGCAAAAAAGAGACGATGCACGTTATTACCTTTCGCTTAAACACAGCGGAATATCAACGTGTATTAAAGCGCGCACGCAAAGAAAAACGATCCATCAGTCAAATGGTTCGAGTATTGCTGGCCGAGGAAGCTAATGTCTAACCTAATAGGCATGAATTGCCCCCATTGTGGCAGCAGAGGGCGTATCCGTACCTCAATAGAAAAATCACCCACAATGCGTGAACTCTACTTTTACTGCACAGAAATGTTCTGTGGCCACAGTTGGGTAGCGTCGATGGAAGCCATTCGTACCATTAGTCCACCAAGCCCAGCCTTTAAAAATCCACATATTAATTTGCCTATTGTCAAAAATGAGGACGTCTATTTACTACACGACCAGTTCAAATCAGACCTAACAGGTCAACGATCTATTTTTGAAATCTTTAAAGGCAACGAGGAACAACAAAATGAAAATAATCAGTGATTACTTATTAAATAGTGCACGTATCTTTGTTCAAGAATTAGAGCTAAGTGAATTTAATGCACAAGAAAAAGTAGATGTCATTGCACGTCGTCTTGAATCTAAACATGAAATCCCTCGTACTTTAGCAATAGATATTGCCTGCAAAGTATTCAGTGAAGTACAAGCCGTCAATATACCTGCTTACATAGATGTTGATAACTGCACAACATTTTGTATTGTCCTAAGAGAGCAAGGTAACCCAGATCCTATTTATTTAAGTCTAGCCAGCCTTTATAGTCGTATTCAGCAAAGCCGTTTAGAACAAGAAGCATACTAAGAGGCGGTTTATGCACATTGACCTATTAAGTGACATCCGTCAGCGACTAATAGCTGATTTTTCCTTTAAAGAAGATAAAGGCTATCTTATTGCTGGACGTTGTCCTAACTGCCATAAGCGAGAGCTTTTTACCAGTGCCGAGACGCCTTGGGTGGTAAAGTGTAATCGCCTTAATAAATGTGGCTATCAAGAGCATGTTAAAGATATCTATCCTGAACTATTTACGAGATGGTCAGATAAATATCAACCAACACCAGAGAATAACTACAACAAAAATGCAGCAGCAGATGCTTATTTAAGTAAGGGACGTGGCTTTGACTTGTCCTTAATCGCTGGTGATTATACACAAGAGACATACTACGATCAGAAACGCAAACTTGCCTCAGCGACTGTAAGATTTCCTTTGTTAAATGGCTATTGGGAGCGCATTATTGATGACGCTCACAAGTTTGATAGTAAAGCTAAATTTATGCCAGGAACCAAATACAAAGGACAATGGTGGCGTCCTAGTCGTATGGATTACACCAAGGTCAAAGAGCTTTGGATTGTCGAAGGTATTTTTGATGCGATCGCTCTACGTCATCACGGTATAGAAGCCGTGTCAATCATGTCGTGCAATAATTATCCCGACGTGGCACTAAAAGAGTTAAGCAACTTAGGCGTACGTCCTACTATTATTTTTGCACTGGATAACGATAATGGAGGTACTCGCTACACTAAACAGCACGTAGAGCGTGCTAGAGCAGATGGCTGGTTATGTGGAGCAGCACAGTTGCCAAAAGGAAAACTCAAAGATTGGAATGATATCCATCTAATGTCAATCAATATCAAATGTGATGATCCTAAATACCCGTTCTCAGAGCGTGCCATTAGAGACTATAAGCTACATGGACGCATTATCTTAGCCAATTCAGCCACAGAAAAAGCAGTGGCGATGGTGGATTTATACGATATCAAGTCATTTGACTTTGAGTATGGAGGACGCTGGTGGTGGTTTGAATTTGATCCTGAAAAATATTCAAAAGCATTAGATAGCATTGAAGAAGATGCTGCCAATGATGACTTGAGTGCCGAAGAGCGTCGCGAAAAAGCAATGATTGAAGCAAAGTCATTAAAACAAATAGCAAACTGCTACCCCGAACCATTATATTACCTCACATCAGAAGTGAGTGATGAGTCATGGTACTACTATTCTGTCATCTTTCCTCACGGTGGTGAAACCATAAAAAATACATTTACTGCCGCACAATTAAGCTCTTCAAGTGAATTCAAAAAGCGCTTATTATCAATTGCGCCAGGAGGGATGTATACAGGGACAAACCAAATATTAGAGCGTTCATTAAATAAAACCCTTTACAACATTAAAAGGGTAGAAACAGTTGATTATGTTGGTTATTCAGCCAAGCATAAATGCTATATATTTAATAACGTGGCTATGCGTCAAGGTGAGATGAAGCTCCTCAACAAAGAGGATTATTTTGACTTTGGAAAACTATCTATTAAATCACTATTACGCATTAATCAGCATATTAATACTGAACCATCAGACTATACACGGGAGTGGTCTGATGTGTTGTGGACGGCTTTTGGTAAAAAAGGGTTTGCCGTCCTTACATTTTTCTTTGGATCCTTGTTTGCAGAACAAGTCAGAGCAGAGCAAGACAGTTTCCCTTTCTTAGAAGTCGTCGGTGAACCTGCGACAGGTAAGAGTACCTTATTGACTTTTTTATGGAAGCTGTTTGGTCGGGATAACGAAGAAGGTATTGACCCACAGAAAACTACACCTGTGGGGCGTGCACGTACATTAGCACAGGTAGCAAATATGCCAGTTGTCTTTATTGAGGGAGACCGCAATCATGATGACAAGAAGAGCCATCAAAAAGGCTTTTCTTGGGATGAACTAAAGACAGCTTATAACGGACGTTCAATACGTTCCGTTGGTGCACAAGACCGTAGTAATAATACAGTAGAGTCACCGTTTAGAGGCACGATTATTATTTCGCAAAATGACGTAGTTAACGCCTCGGACGCAGTGATGCAGCGTATCTGCCATATTTATTTTGATGGAGAGGGCTATAGCGAACAAACACGTAAAGCAGCTGTAGCACTTGGCCGTATTCAAATGGAGGATGTATCAGGATTTATTCTCGCCTCTATTAAGCGTGAAGCTGAAGTTATGGATATCATCAAGACGAATAAAGACAAACATACAGATTCCTTGATGGCAAACCCAAAAATTCATATAGGACGGTTAGCACATAACCACGCACAAATGCTGTGCTTTCTTGATGCTTTACGTCTAGTCGTCAAAATGACAGATGAACAATACAAACAAACGGCAGAATTTATTGAACAGATGGCCGTACACAGACAAGAAGCACTCAATGATGACCATCCTGTAGTACAAGAGTTTTGGGAACTATACGACTATTTGAATGGCGATGAATATGAACCTAAGCTTAATCATAGTCGTGACAATGACGTTATCGCCATTAATCTAAATGAAGTTATAGAGCTAGCAAGTTTGCAGCGCCAACAAGTACCAGTACTACGAGATATCAAAAAATTACTTAAAACAAGTAAACGCTATCAATATATCGATCAACGAAATGTTAATAGCATAATCCGAGCACGACATAGCATGACGGGCTTATCCGTCAGATGTTGGATTTTTAAGAAACCACCAATGAAAGGATAAATATGAAAATCATATCACCAGCGTAATCATCTTCATTGATTACGATTTTTAAATGAACAAATTCATCAATTACTAAAAAGGATTATTTATGTCAGTTAATAAAGTATTTATCGTCGGTAATTTAGGTCAAGATCCAGAAGTACATACTTCACAGAGCGGGTTTATGAGTGTCACATTGTCTGTTGCAACGTCCACGAGCTGGAAGGATAAAAATACAGGTGAGAAGCGAGAAGAAGTGGAATGGCACCGTATAGTCTTAATGGGACACTCTGCAGAGTTTGCCAAAAACTATCTAAAAAAAAGTATGAAAGTCTATGTGGAGGGAAGAATACGTACTAGAAAATGGACTGATTCTAAAGGGATAGAGCGATATACAACAGAAGTGGTTGGGAGCAATGTGTTGTCACTCGAGAGAGCGGGAAATAATCGACCACCAGAACCACCAGCGATTGATGACGGTGATGTACAGTATTAAGGGAGGGACTAGATGAACCTACATTATTTTTACAACGATTTACCTGCACGAGGAACTAAATTTATTGCCACCTATGCCGATGAAACAGGCGCAAAACTCTTTCAGCGACTAGATGATGGACAATTTATTGACTGCGAAGATGGTTTTAAAGTGCCTTATAACGGCTGGTTTTTGGATAAAGGCTTTTTATATTGGGAGAAAATCTAAAATGAATTTTGACAAATATGGAAGAATGCAATATCACCCTGAATATCACAAAAATCACAGAAAGCCTATGCTATTGAGTGACCAAAAATGGTTAATAGAAAACTACGAAATAATGGGGGCAGAACAATGCTCATTTATTTTGGAGAGAACGATACATTCAATTTATACAATCGTTACATCGCTTCGTAAAAAAGGATTGATGAAAAAGCCATTAAAAAGACAATGGAGCAGAAGAGAAATTAGACCAGCAAGGAGTAACATATGAACATCAATCTTCTTATTGGTTTTTTAGCAATTAAAAAAGCACAGCAATGGAAACAACAAAATGAGAACAGCAATTTACGCACGATTCAGCTCAAGCAACCAAAGCGAAATGAGTATTACAGACCAGATCAGAATTTGTCAAAAGAAAATAGTAGAACAAGGGTGGAAAGAGCCTGCTATTTTTTCTGATATGGCAGTATCAGGTAGTACACCATTATTATTTCGTGACGGCAGTTTGAAGCTTTATAGCGAAGCAGAGCGTAAAAGTTTTGATGTGCTTCTCGTAGAGAGCCTTGATAGATTGAGTCGAGATCAAGTGGAGCAGGAGCTATTTGTACGTAAGTTAGAGTACAAAGGTATACGTATCATTGGTGTATGCGATGGTTACGACTCAGAAATGCCCGCTAGTAAGATTTTACGTGGGGTTAGAGGCCTGATTAATGAGATGTTTCTGGATGACTTACGGATAAAAACTCACCGTGGATTATCAGGGCAGGTACTGCGTGGTTATGCTGCAACAGGACGAAGCTATGGTTATAACATTGTTAAAACTGAAAAAGGTAGTATTTATGAGATTAATAAAACAGAAGCTGAATGGGTTCGTTTTATATTTCGTGAATATGCTAATGGTTCAAGCGTGCAGCGCATAGCAGATAAGCTAAATAAGCAAGGAGTACATTCTGCGAGACATAATACTTGGTCTGTTTCTGCGATATATGGCACACCAACTAAATGGTCTGGTGTCTTGAATAACCGTTTATATATAGGTTTGAATGTTTGGAATCGTAGTAAATGGATAAAAAACCCAGAGAATGGTAAGCGTCAGCGGATCGAACGTAAGGAATCAGAATGGATTATTACAGAAGTACCTGAGTTGCGTATAGTGAATGATGATCTTTGGAATAAGGTAAGGGTTCGTATTGATGGTAAAAATCCAGATGGTACAAGACAGAAACATCAGAAACCATCAAGAACTCTTTTTGGTGGTTTATTACGTTGCCCTTATTGTGGAGGAGCTGTTATTGCTGTTAATCAACGGTCTTATGGCTGTGCTCAAAGAAAGGATAGGGGGACATCTGTGTGTACAGGGGTCTTACTAAAAAAATCAGCTGTGGAAAAACGACTAATCTCATATATCCAGGATACATTATTAAGTGAAGCCTCAATTAATGAGTTTGAGATTAAATTTAGAAATTTGATTGATGTTCAGCGTAGCGAAAGCACAATAAGTAGCATAAAAGAGAAACTTAAAGAAATTAAGAGCAGTATGGCCAAGCTTGTGGATATTTTAGCTGAAGTAGGACATAGTAAGCCTCTAATACAAAAACTGAACGCATTAGAAGAAGAGCAATCAGCGTTACAGCGTGACCTTGATACAGCATTAAGTCAGCATAACCATGATGATATAGATATAGCAACCATATTTAAAGAGGCTGTGAGTGAGTTGGGTAGTTTTTTGTCTGAAGACAAACAAAAAGCCCATTCCATTATGAAAGGGCTTTTCGGTGTTATCCAATTAGAGGATAAAGACGGAGCTATTGTAGCCAAAATAGATAGAGGAAAAGTTTTACAACTTGTCCTAAATTCACAGAAAAACAACGTTTCTGTCTCTAATTTTGGTTGCGAGGGCAGGATTTGA